ATCATGTATGTCTATCCATTTTGAAAGGTGAATACTATCTAACTTGATATTAGGAATAAAATTTAAAAACTTTTTAAAAGTATTAAGTGTCCCGATATACAACACATCAGTAGTTAATTTAGTATCTGCTATTTTCCAGTTATTAGTAATTGTATGTATAATATTATCATACTTAACATTATCTACAATATGATTTACCAAATCATATGACGGAAATAATGTAAAAATTAAATCCGGTCTTATAACAATAACAATATCATACTCAATGTTTTCAGCTACTACCTCAATGAGACCTCGTATTTTGTAAAGATATAGATGTATTCCACATGCTTCCGTCGTTGGTAAATCTTCAATTATTATTTTTTTAAAGTTCAATGATTTTTCAAGACTATCCCTATCAACAACTTCAGTTATTTTTTCATTATTGACGGGGTCGTCTTTGATACTTGTACTCCAAGTAGACATATAGATATCTAGATTGGGGATGTTTAAAAAGGGCCAAAAGTTTTTAGCTATATTGAATTCTCGTAATTCACCTGCAATTAATAAAGCAATCTTCATATATTATTCGAAACTATGTATGTATAATCTATCTAATTCATTACTATCGGTTCCGCACATTTCCGCACAGTATGCCATTTTCCCATGTCTTATTGATTCTTTATCCCAAGACTTGGTAAATAATTCTTCTAATATACCTGACTCGATAATGGTAAGTAAGTCACGTGAATTAAGGTCTAATTCTTTTATTTTAGCATTGACTTTATTTTTTATTTGTCTTACCTGAAAACTATCTATTCCACTATCAAATTGTGTTCCAACATAACAACAAGGTAACAGTATTCCCTCAGCATTTACATAAATTTCTGAAAAATCATCATAAAGACTTTTACATTTAATATTCTTTTTATTCAATGTTTCTTCATAGGTTCCCAACTCAACAGCCTCAATAGTTTCATCAAACTGATCTACTTTATTTTTTAATCTTGGGAAAAATTTTAATTTCTTAGCTTCATTAAGTTCAGTAACATCTATATTATAATCTCGGTCTTTGAATTCTAATCTTGAGCTAGAAATATGATATTGTTCCTGAGTAGGGGGCAATATCTTATATTGTGTTATTCCGTTTTTATCAAATGCCATTCTTGGTTTCAAATTGTTGTTTATTGGATCATCAAAGCCAAAAGCTCGTTTAGGCAAAAACAATTTAAATCCCATATCATATGCTAGTTTTTTTGCTTCTGATATTTGATGTTCATTATGCCTAAATACTAAGAACTCCCATGTGGCATTTCCGCCAGCACTAATAAAAGTTTTTACGTTAGTTATCAGAGTATTCCAATCAACATTTCTTCTATATAAATGATTGGTATCTTCCAACCCATCAATTGAAAATACCAACCTCATGTTATTGTGTTTAAATAACTTACCCATATTTGTCCAAAACTCAGCATTCCTAATTCCACCGTTTGTATGTACAGTTTGATTACAGTTTGAATTTAGTTTATGTACATATTCAAATATGTCAAAGCAGTCTTTGGCCATTAATGGATCACCCATTGTGCCACAATATAATATTCTAGTAAATTCTTTTATACTATCAACAGTGAAATAATTTTTAAATTTATCTAATGTGATTTGTGTTAGTTTTAAATCCGGTCGTACTACATCAGTGCCTTCATAAAATCTAGGGCACATTGGACAGGCAGCATTACAGAATGTTGAGAGTTCTATGTGCAATAATTTTGGTGTTAATTGTTTCCAGGTCATTTATAAATCCATATTCTGTAACAGGTCATTTTTTTCAATATATTCTAATAAGAAACGGGCCCATTGTTGATGACCTTCTTCTAATGGGTGATTATTAGGGCCGACACTTAATGAGTTATTTAATACAAATCCCATAAATGATTCTTCTCTATAAATTCTAGGAGTATCATATAATAACAACTTTTGCTCTGGATTTATATGAGTAGCTTCAATATCTTTTTCCCATGATGATAACATTGAATAGGTGATCAAATATGGTATTTTTAATTGCCTTAGGAAATTTTGAATTCCTAAAGTAATCATAAAATTATATGTATATATCGCACAATCATGGCTAAAATCTTTAGTTAAAATTTCCCATAACTTATTCATATGTACATAGCCGTTTGGTGGAGCAGGTTGGTGATGCGCCATGAACAGCATGTAGTTTCCGTGATTATCACAAAATTCTCTCCTAATAGCAGAACTTAATGTTACTGTACAAAAAATTTCTTCAGGTTTGTATGTTGTTAATAATTTTGGAATATCGGTAATTAAACATCTATACACACGTTCGTTACTTCCGCCTTGCATGGAGTTATTCTGGTATTCTTCAATTTTTAACTTATCAGTTATTATACTAGAATAGCAATGTTTTCTTCGGTAATCATCAAAAACGCTATGGTGTGCAGTTCCCAATTCTGCCCCGAACCCATAACTGTCTCCGTTAGCATATAAAAATTTAATCATTTATACATCTCTCTATTTAACTCACTTAACCTATGATAGTCTTTAACCACATCTAGTCCTATTCCTGCATGTCTATAAATTACTTCCTGCATTCCTGCACTAGAAATACGCATATTATGTTTGGCAGAAAATTCGGACATTAAACAGCCAGGGCCCGGGCTATCAAAATCATATATGTTTACACCCAAATTTCTATAGTTCAGGTATCTATATAGATCACACATGATATCCATGGCAGTAGTATTGCCATAGAAAAAAGTATCAGATACATTAATCCTGCTATATTCCATATTCATTCTATTGCTGCCATTGGTAAAAATTTCTAAATGGTCAGTCAATGGTTCATATTGGAGTTGAGAGATTGGATTAAAAGTTGATTCCGGGTAATAAACAAAATCATATCGTGTTTTTACTACAAGATCATATTTGAAATTATTTTCAACTTCATATTCTTTCTTTAACCAATTTGCCATCATAAGGCTGTAGAACAATTCACTCCAAGGACCAACGTATTTTGCATCCTTGTGTGAATTTTCTTCTATGACTATTTTTTTTGGTTTTAATAATTCTTGAAGTGTAGATTCAATATAGTCTTTGTCAAATTTACTATCAATAGTGTCTAATGATTTTCTATGCCTGTCAGGCGTAGCTAATCTCAGATTATTGTCTTGCCATGAATGACAAAAATAATCACAGTCGTGTCCTTGAAAAAAATTTAAAAGGGACGGCAAGGCATACTCACCTGTTCTGAACTGTCCTGATAAACAAATTGCTATTTTCATTCTGTAATTTCTTTAAATTTATATATTCCCGGAATCATTTGTATAGCACAATATGTCTTTAAATTTAATGTTTTTAAATAATAATAAAATGCATGGCCCGGTGTTCTATCACCAAAAGCTTTATCATCAGATGCCAATTTTTCAATTTTTTCTTTAACGTTTACAAAATTTGAAGCTAAATCAAATATTCTTGACATACAATAAAACCCTGAGTTATCAATTGAAGTTTTCCAGCTACTTTTATTAAAGAATCCTGAAAAGTAATGTAGAGAAAAGTCAGCACATTTAATATTATTAAATTTTAAATTCTCAATTGATGAGGTAATGTTTCCCACGTTAATTGCAATTACATAATGAAATTCTTTTTTACTATCTATTTCAAATTTTCTTTTTTTAAATGCAACTTGATATAAATTATCCCAAACTGACGTATTTGTTATTTCATAAAAATATGTAACATTGATGTGAGATTTAAATTTTTCATTGCATATTTCTAAAGAATGGGATATCAGTTCTGCATTGATATTATCTCCATATAACACTATTGCAATTTTAGAATCATAATTTAACATGCCACTAGGATTATCATAATCTATATTATAAATCATTATATATTTTTTATTTAAGGTTGGTACTCTTCCGTCTCATAATTACGAATTCCTTCATTAGTTAAGGGTTTAATTGTAAATACTTTATGAACAGTAATTGTATCATACCATTCAGCAAGTTCTGGAAATGTTTCTATTAAGTTTTTATTTCTTCTTTCATCATACTGAGTAAAAAAACTTTTAAAATCAACAAATAATAAATTCTTATCTGTTGGGGCAAATACATGCCCACGGTCTAATACTTCAACATAATCTAGTAAGCGTTTAATCTGACTCATTTCACCTTCTACAAATAAAGGTGAATCTTTGTTCTTATCATACCATTTTTGTAATTTAGCATGAACTTGTGCTTTTATATTGTCCGGTAATGTTAGTGGGCTCATAAAACTAGGCCATCTCAACATATTCAATGATAAGTTAGGCCTATGATGTCCATATTTGGCTTTTAATTCCATCATGTCATCAAAGAAATCAGTAATGCTGAATAGGCACAAATTATTGATAGTCATCATTATAGTACATGCTCTAAACTTAGCATTTTCTAAGAACATAACTAAATTATTTCTCCATATATCATATTTTAAACCGTCTCTAATATATTCGGCATGAGCACCAAAACTTTCATTACTAGTATAAAGGTCAAACTCTCTGATAGGCAATGTATGTGTTATTCCTATTAATTTTTCCATGGCCTTTTCGCTTGATCCTAAATTACTATTAACAGCAAATCTAAGGTTAGAACAATCGCTAGCATGTAGTATATCTACAAATCTCCAAAAGTTTTGACTGACACTAGCTTCTCCACCAGTAACTCTTATCTCATCTAAAGACTTTGATAATTCCGGCCACCAAGCAAAGAAAGCATCCATATATGGATTATTTTCTAAATGTCTTCCATTAACTTCAGCCCAACTTCCGTCAGATTGATATGCACCGCCACCGCCTCCCGGAGCAATAAAATTTTGATAGGCTCCATTTTTTTCTACGTCTTGTGCCCAAGTTGAACTATACCCTGCATTGCAATAGCTACAAGCAAAATTACATTGACGATCAAAACTTATTTCTAAAGTCTTTAGTGCTACATCGGCATCCCAAGGAAGGTCTTTTAATTTTCTAATATCTTCTGGTTTATAAATTTCACTTTTATAAATCCTATCACTAGGATTGTCTCTACCAATACCTTCTACTTTCCAACAGTAAGAACACTCTGCTGGCTTTTTACCCTCAAGCATCATTTTTCGCATTTGCTTTTTATGGTCAGTATTATGTATAGCAGATGGATTATTTTTAATTTGTTCAGGGTTAATAGGGTGCGGTAGCGGTAAATGACAACTCATTGTTTCTCCACTACCCAGATGTATACTTGCATTATACCATTTAGCCGCACAAAAACTAGGGCTAATAGAATTTAAATGCTTTTCTCTCCATTGAATTAAATGTTCACTCATGTCAATAAGGTCCTTGTGTTTGCCATCTGATAGTACACATTTTACATTGTGTAAAGAATTCTTCAAATTCTGGGAATGTTTCTAAGAAATTAGTGCCGCGGCGTGCATCATACTCAACTATGTATTCCGCAAACTGACCTCTTAAATGATTAAGTTTAGTTGAATTTTTACCTAAAGAAATCATCTCATCTCTGATTACATAGAATAATCTTTCAAATCTGTTTACTTCATAATCAAAGAATCCTTTTCCACATAACGGGGGCCAATTCATTTGATGTATGTTTTTAAACATGTGTGTTACTGAATTTTCTACGTAGGGTAAAAAATCAGCAGAAGCTACCCATGGTGCTAAAAACTCAGGCCAACGTACATAAGGTACATCCAATGACACTGGGTTTTTGCGAATAGGTTGAATAGTATACTGATGTTTCATTTGAATGATATCATCCATTAACAATTTAAAACTAGGTATGCTTAAAATATTATATGCGGCCATAACTGTAAGAAAACTATCAGGAATTTCCGAAAGAACACGATGACAATTATTCAACCATCTGTCATAGTTTAAGCCAAATCTAATATATTCTGCTTGTTTTCCGTGTGCTTCATTACTAGTATAGAGTTTAAAAGATTTAACCGCTTTTTTATCCTGAATAATTTGCATCTTTTCAATGAACTTATTCATTAAGTCTAGTGGTACATCTAAATTAGAATTGATATTAAATTCCATTTGCGGTTGAGGATTTTCAATTAGGTAATCCAATACCCTAAATACTTGTTTACTCATTAATGGTTCACCGCCGGTAATTCGGAACACATGCAAATCTTTAACTGCATCAGGCCACCATTTCCAAAAAGCCTCAATATATGGATTGTGTTTTGTTATGGGCATAGGCATAGTATCAGTTTTAATCAAATAGTCTAAACTATGCAATGTCATATCTTGTAACTGATATGGTCCATGCTGTTCTATCTCTTGTCTCCATGATGAAGAATACGACGGAGAACAGTATGCACATTTAAAATTACAAGTAGTATCAAATGATACTTCTAAATAAGTTGGATTAACATCCGCATCCCATGGTCTTTTCTTTATATCATCTAGATAGGGTCTGGCCCAGTCCTCAGCACTTTTTGTAATTCTATCACTAAAAATAATACTTTCATTAGACTTGGTTAGTGCATCTTCTGCTCTCCAGCAATAATTACATTCTTGTGGTCTCTTACCTTCTAACATCATTTTTCGTTGCTGTTTTTTAAAATCAGTATTATGCAATGCACTCGGAGATATTACAAGCTCCTCAATTGGAATTTTATGAGGTGATGGGTGATGACAACTATGTGTTGTTCCTGCACCCAAATGCATAGATACTTGATTCCATTTTGCTAAACAAAAACTAGGACTCACTGTGTCGAGTGAGTTTTTTGTATGTTGAAATTCATTATAATTATCCATTACCAACCTTCAATCTTTCTGATTACATCCATCTCTTTTACTAATGGACCTATGTTATACTTATCTGCATTATAATGTCTCTTAAAGAATTTACTTTGTTCAGTGTTTAATGTACACATTGGTAGTCCAAGTTTATTATTCAATGTCGTTCCCAAAAGTTCTGATTCAGTTGCAGGGTCTCTATGCTCATGTTCTTCCCAAAGAACTGTATAATTATCAAACCATTGTACGTTAGCAGGATCCCATTCAGTAAGCATAGTCATGTATGTACCAAGTCGTGCTCCATATATGGCCCATATACCATTTTCAACATCACTACCTACATTATGCCATATAGTTAAATTATTTAAGTTTCGACTTGCAACAGTTTCTTTAAATACATCCACTGTAGGTTTTGATCCACGGTCAAGAACCATTTTTACTCCTTCTCGGAATCCAGCTCGCCACGCTTGAAACGGAGTATAATTAGGATAAGTAGTAGAGTAGCAATCATGCATTGCCCAGTATAAGTTATCTTTGCTGTCTAAACAAAAGTCAGCTATACGTGAAATATCCCCGTCAGTTTGATGCTCATGTGTTTTCATTTCACGCACATAAGTTTTTGTCCAAGAACTCATTCCACCATTGCCATAGCGTAATCCATTAATATTATTGATAGCTTTCCAACGATATTGCGCTAGTTTATAATTATCATCTTTTCCAGTGAAGTCAAGTTGGATGTTGAAGAAGGATTCTTCAGGCATGTTGTCACCGTCGATCAGAATAAAACGTTCTGTGTCACTTGCTTCACCTGCGGCTTTATGTGCGGCATCTGAACCTTTAACGTTGTCAACTCGTTTTGCCCAAGGAACCATGTTCTTTATTTTCAGCCAGAATTCTTCTTTTTGCGGTTCATCATAGCTTAGATATACGCAAGCTAAATCAGCCACATCAATTATATCAGAGTTCATACGTGTTTAGTTTCCATGTCATTGTTTCTCCTTGATAGTCATCATCGACCACAATATTAAAATCTTCTGCTGCACACCGAATACCCGGACCCGGAACTAATCTGGAGACGACAACTGCTGAGATGCCCTCTACTAGTTTACCATTGACCACTCGCAGATCAGGGCGACTTTGGGCAAAAGTTGAGGCATCCACAATGACGAAGTTACCGGGCAACGTGGTGTCACACGTATAACAAATCACCTTACCGACTTCGTCGTAGTATAAACGAAACTCAGGCTTGACCAGTTTAGGTGCCTCCCAGATTAGAGTAAAGTTTTTATCGTCCATATGCATCACTTATTGTATCAGAAAACGATTTCAAATGATAGTGAAACGGGTATGATTGGACATATGAATTGACGCGCATCGGACGAAACTCAGTCACTAACACCTTAGTCCAGTCTTCGTGTGGCAGACCGTTAACGTATTGCTTCATATGAACCATGCTCATTTCCGTGAAAGTTGGCAACATTGTTTTCTCCATACCCATTATGTGGCAGGCGATGGCGTATACCCAATCAGTAGTGGCTTCTTCTTGTGAGGAACATTTCATCAAGGCACGATAGTCCGCCCAGTTTTCAAATATATCACGCACAATTTCAAAGAACTGCTTGGCCACATCTGACTTTTTGAAGTATGTTATGGAGTTATACGCATCAGGTAGTTTATTATCATAGATGAATCGCCTATAAACTCTACAATCTGATATCTCTCCTTTAAAGTTTCTTATGACGGAACTCACTACCAGATCACGCGCACATAAAACGTCCCACCAGTATTCAATGGATTGTGGGATAATCATGTCAGCTTCAAGTTTGATTGTGTGATCATATGGGCTGGCTTCATATACCTGCCAGTCGTTAATGAGTTTCCATGTGCTCTTTGGGGCAAGATCACCATACGGCAATGGTACCACGTTATCAAACATTTCATCAGATTCGGCATGGTCAGATATGAGCGTAATGGATTCCTTCGGCATACAAGTACGAATTGACTTGGCCAACGTTCGGGCGCACTTCATGTAGTCAGTGCCATCGGCGTCTACTGCCAGAATAACAAAACCCCGGGTCATATCAACTCCATAAAGTTAGCCTTGTTCATACAATGGAAGTCCATATCCTTCAAGGTGATGTACTCCTTCTTTATCTTAGCTCGTTTCCAGCTGTCAAAAATTACTGTGTACTCAGTGTTGAGGTCATCATCAGAATTTCTAAATATTGAAGTGTTCTTGCCGACATGAACAAGGTTCCAAGGAATGATATCCTGTGGATTAAAGGAGTGTCCGTTGGCTATCCGAAGGGCCAAGGTCAGAGCATAGTCGTTACGAAATACGCCACCGACGAAGTTATGTATGTTGGCGTAATGGTCATAGTTCTTTTGTACCATTTCCAGACAACCAAATATTTGTTCAGCCCTTCTTGTTTTCCTAAAAGTTACCACAGTTGCCCAAAGTGTCGTGAGAGAGTAGGCACTAAGAACTTCTTGAGGAACACCGGGGTGCATCAGAAAACTCGTGGTATCATGACAACAGAAGTCATCACAGAAGTCAAATGTTTTGAGCAGTGTATCTGAGTTGATCATGTAGTCAGTATCCAACAGAATGGTGTCGTCATATGGACTAAGAGCATATGCACGATAACGGCCCTTATTGATCCAGGACGAATAGTCCCGTCGGTTACTCTTGTCGGCCGGTACCAATAACGTCTGATCAAAAACCGGATCGCATCGGCGCGATGACTCTGTATCCGTCACTATTGTAACAGGCAGATTAAGAAAGTGGGTTACTCGCTTCGCAGTTGCCACGGCCATGTCATAGTAGTTGAACTTTTCGTTGTTAAACGCAAAAAGCAGGACTCCTCGACTCATCTCTTGCTCTCAAGTTCTTTCCATTCTGCATACCAGGCGTTCATCACCGTGTTATACGTTTTCTGAAGAACTGCCAATAGAGCCGGGCCCTTAACCTGTACTGGATTATCAAAATTATCAATGACAATTATGGTGTCATCTATTGTGGAGTCGCTCTGGGCAATCAGAAATGAAATCAGTTGAGGACTGGCAGTCCATAATCCACCCTGTTCGGCAACTATTAGCTTGCTGGCGTATTTGTCTTTGAGGTATGCTTTGGCTGAGTTGTGGGCGAAACGCGCCTTCACATCAGCAATTAATTGTGTGGTATCCATCTATCACTCCTATGAGTATTTAGATGGATTTGAGAGGGGCGAAATTAATTAACTGCCCGAAACCGAGCCGGCTAGGGTGATGGTTCCCCAAGTATTTGCAAGATATGTCAGTTCCGGTGGTTTCACCGTAAGTGTAGTCGCCGAACCCGACGATACAGTAAGGCCGTTTGGAATTTCATCCCAAACAGTATAGAAGGTAATGACGCTGCCAGCGTCTCCATTAGATCCCTGTGTACCATTGGATTTAGTAAGCACATTAATAAAGGTACCTAGATAGCCAGATGGGCCCGTTGATGCAGTCTGGAAGTATACGTTGGCATTCGTAATTGTCTGAGCGAAGTATCCGGATCCAGTGACATACACTGTCGGAGCAGTACCACCGCCCCCGACTCTAGTTAGTCCGGTGTATGAGCTACCAACTACAGTAATAGTCTCAGAAGTGGGGGCGCTCATAGTAAGTGTGCCGATATTAGATGCCAAACCATTTAGTAACAAGTTTATCCCGGTGCCGGCTGGGTGTGAACACGTCAGTGATAGTTGACCACCTGAATTAAAGAAATACCGAGCAGCATCGCCGTTGGCAAATGACGCTGTGTGAACGAAAGTAATCGCATTCACCCAAGTAGAACCATATGTCGCCGTGTTAGAAGAGGTGGTTCCTTGTGTAGCAGCATTGAGTTTGTTTGAATAAATTGTATTTAGGTTGGTCTGAATGTTAGCCTGATATGTAACTGAGCCGCCTACTACTGCACTTACCACACTACTCAGTGATGATCCTTGGTGGGAACCGCAGTTAGCAGTTTTCCCCATCAAACCAGTGAAAGCAGCAACGTTTCCCCACTCAGTGGCGCTGACAGATTGCCCTGTGATAACTGTGGCCAGCGGGGACTGGCCGTACCCATTTTTTGTACCGCCAGTGGCCCAAACTGTGTTTAGCACATTGGTCGCTGTCGTCGGGTTTGTGCCGACCATTGTGTTATAGTCTGTAGCTTGTACTAATCCATATTGTGCCCAAGTCATTTTTTATCCTTTAATTGTTACGATTGATTCAACGGTGCCAAGATCAGTTGTGAACTTATCTACGAGTGATCGCCCAATTGTATTAAACGCATTTGCCTCACCTTCACCGGCGGCCCTTGCAACACCATCTCCGGCACTAACTAATCTGTCACCTTTTCTTACCAGTCCAAATACCTTTACTGGCACCCGTCCGCCAATTGCCACTGCCGGATGAGTTTTATCATCCCCGGCGGCGGCATTCATTAGATATGCAGCATTTGTGCTGATGACACCGAGCACATTCTCACTCAATGCATTCTTCACTGCGGTAATTTCTGCTGAACCACCGATTTCAACAACAGTTCCTGCTTCATATTCAGCATCCGCAGCGAAGCGTTCAGCTAAGTCAGCGTAAGTTGCATTAAATTTTGATCCGGCAGTTAACGTCCAGTTACCAGTAATGGCACCTACGTTGGCGGTGCCACCAGCTGTTAAGTTACCTCCCCTGAAGATGACTACACCTGATGCTGCTCCAACTGTGCCGGTGTAGGTTGGTAGATACGCGCCTACATTTGCATCATTGTACGTTCCAGCGAATGAGACCGGATCTCCGTTTGCATAGAAATAGTTGTCAGTTCTGATACCAACTGTACTAAGGTTACCACCGGCAACAGTAAACGCATTTCCTGTTCCAGTTACTGTCCATGTTCCAGTCATGGCACCAGTTGTTCCTGCGGCGCCAGTGGTAATAATGCGAGTGTTTGCAGTTCCTACATTGAGCGTGGTGACATTTGCAGTGGCAATAGTTGCTACTGCGGTCACAGATAAATTAGTAAAGGTGCCATTGGCACCAGATACGTTGTTAGTGGCAATGACGTTATTTGCCTGAAGATCACCGGTTACTGTAACTGCACCGAATGTAGTTGTCCCTGAACTACCAGACTGAGCCAGAGTCAGCCAAGAAGCGGGATTAGTGGTGCCGTCAGCAGGACAAACACATAGCGCATTGGCGTTTGTATTATACCATAATTGACCGCGAATTGGATTTGCCGGAGGCGAAGTGTAGGCAAAGTTTTCAAGTTGGTGAACAATGTTAGTGTCCAATGTGGCCCCGTAACCTGCATAATTTCTACCCGGAAGTCCCTGAGTTGTGCTAGTGGTGTTAATAGTACCATCTGCGATAGTAGTCAGTACTGTTCCGTCACTTTTAACAATTGTATATGCCATTTTATTCTTTCCGATATTGTATTTATCTAGATAGTAACCATATTAGTTAACGCCTGGATACGCACAGTATAATCTATCTGGATCTGCCTGTTCAGACTCTTTTGAACAGGGTGAAAAATAACGTGGGTGAGCAGCCGGGTTATGATGTTACCGCTAGAATCAGTGCCGTAGTTCGCCAGAAGCCCTAGTTCATCAAAAACATACGTGGAATCGGTATGGGTGCTGTTATCAAACGCTGCCTGCCCCGACGGTTCACCATAATCTAACAGACATTGGACCAGAATATCAGTATAAACCTTGCTTGTGGTATGTGTCACTGTCATCTTATTTCTAGTAGGATCCAGGTTAAAAACGCTGGTGTCATCTACGATTTTTTCATAGGTTTGGTTGTAAAGGGCGGCGTTTTGACCAGTGGTATTCGGAGGCAGATATGTAATGACGCCCGTTTCTGAAACTGAAGCACCCCCATTACCGAATGCCATTTGGTAAATTTCTCCGTAACCACGACTGCTTAGTGTATCGGCTAATGCTTCGGACATTGTTTCGTAGTTAATCTGGTTATCTTTATCAACAAAGATTTCCTTAGTAATTGGGTCAAATATTTTAATATGACCTTTAACACCAATTGTAATAATCTGCTCCATTATACTTCCTTATCCCTTTTGCTGGCATTGCAGCCTGTGCCATGTCTAATTGCTGTCCATCCGTTTCTACTATTGTAAATTTCACTGAAATTTAGTTGCGAATCTCTTACCCACTTCCTAAGTGCTGTTATTTGCAGTGCGGTTCCATCCGGTGTTATTACGGTCCAGGAAAGTGCGTTATGATTTTTTTCACCTGTACGCTGCTCTGTCATTAATTTCTTTGTTGATTCTTTGGCTTTCGTACCTAGTTTTTTGTTACGCATTAATTGCCGTGCGGCTGGACTCTTAACACTCCCGGTTCTATGCTCTGCTATCTTTTTGCAATGTTCCTCGCTGCGAGGGCGCTTGTGCTTTACTCCCAACGGAGATCCGCCTGGCCCATAATGATCTGTTTTGTTATAATAGCTAGGATCAGTTTTAACATTATTGGGTTTTAGATATTGCTTCGCTTCTATTGTTCTAAGTTCTTTATTTTCGATATCACCGCAGTCTTCTATAACAATCTTAATAAACACGGCGACCCCTAATATTTCAATATCTCTCCTAAGGTCGCGACTTGAACCAAAATACTTTGGATTGTTATTTTGGTCACTGCCAAGGTATCGCCAGGGGCAAATGCCTTGTTCTTTGTTATGTAAATTAATTGTCTCGTAAATTATCGCCATATCATTAATCGCCCCGTGTTTGTACTAAAATTTCTTTGGTTTCAGGATCAGTAATCTTCAGAAAAGACGAAAAGTAAAATCCACCAGATTCATCCGGGGTCACTTCTGGCTTCTCTTTAGGCTCATCCGTATTCATATCTTTATTTATCATTGGTTATTACTCGTTCTTAGGAAAACGGCTCCGGTTGTATCGCTGATTTGCAGTGGCAACGCTGACTCACCAGATATGAAGTTCCATGAACTGTCGTAAATAGGAGTTGCCATTCTATTCTCGGAAAGTACTCCATAAACTTCTGTGTACTTAGGAATCAGGGCGCGAACACCGGTTCCATTGGTACCTCTTTGAAGCCCACTGATTGAATTTGCACTAAAATCAACTATAGTGAACCTGATTTGTTCCCCGAACACATAAATCAGATTGCCCTCAATCGTGGTGATGGTCAATGAGTCACCAGTAGACACCTCAACAGTAATATTAACGACTGGGGCAGTATCTACAGTTCCCACAAAGTAACTTGTCGGATTCAGTGTTGTACTAGTTGTATTATTGTACACGATGACTTGAGAAATGATGCGCTTATCAGCCAGTAAACCAATAGTCCTGTTTCCATATAGACCAATGGCAGGTGCCGTAGCATTTTGCACAATGGTGTTGGTGATCTTAGATAGATCATCCACGTAAATGACTTCATCAGTAAAGACAAGTGGTTCAACTAACCAGGTCCGTGACTCCGGTCCTGCTCTAAAGACCGACCCGGTGCTGGATTTGTTGACATTCTGAATATACACAAGTTCATTTGGTGTTGCACTTGGCATCATTCTCGTAATTGTCACTGTATCCAACGGGTTAATCTCTGTTAATATGCTTAGGTTGTTTTCAGGATTAATGCGAAGCGATGACGATGGTACCCGATATCCATTCACAGTAACCCATAGACGATCCACATTCGTTTGTTCCCATTGTGTGAGGCTCATGCTACCCGAGTCTGTCGTCGGAACAAACTCCGCACCCTGGTATGTCTCAGAGATAGTAATCTCAGATGCTCCTACGTTAATAGCTAGAATGTAGTAAGTTCTCCCGGATTCTATTGTACCAAAGGTATTACCGGAGAATACGACAGGGGTGTCAATGATTAGATCCACTATACTATTACATTTGATGGGACCACTGGCGTATGTATCAGTGACGAGTGTGTTTATCATGGTGAAAGTGCCTGCGAGCCATGCGTAACCACCACCGCCCCAGGTATTAATATCTGTCACCGGGTAGTTTATAGAGCCGAACTCAGGGTAATACCAGTCAGAATACAGATCAAACGACACATCAGTAATTTTCTTGGCATAGAATACATTGTTATTCAGTTGAAGTGATCCAATGGTACCGTCTATCATAACGCGGTCGTTATCAACGAAGCCGTGCGGAATGCCCGTGGTGATTCTTACTGCAGGAGTTCCGCCGACTGTAGCAACCATTGGTGTTGCACTATTTGATAGTGCAAATACAGCACCGCCCAAGGTGTCGGATATGGTAAACGTGTTAATGGATGCAACGTTCTTCACGTAATAGACAGTCCCGGTGACATCAATGTTACCTATAGTCGGTCCACCTGCAACCACCTGGAAGATAACCGTTTGATCAGCAATGAACCCGGTGGTGCTATCACATGTTATCAAATTGGTACCGACGGCAGTTGAGATTACATTAGTTCTGGCAATTGGCAGAGTAATCATATTGCTGACATTGGTAAGCCCTGCAACAATCTTACCAGCGATGCCATAGTCAGTATATAGATACTGGCGAGCAGTCAGATTGTAAGTAGTTATGGCAATCAGGTCAGTACCAGCTGGTGCTCCTGAGAACGTGATTGTATTAAGTGCAGGATCAATGGTATATCCGCTTTCCAATCGGAGTCCGTTCATCTCAACAATGGCATTCGTTGGGTTATCCCCATCAACGTATCCGCTTATCGGGAATACCAATGACACGTTATCACCATAGAAAGTTTGTGTCTCTGGCAGAGTGTATCCATACTGAGCCGGTGTTGTTTCGCCGAATACCGTGTATGTCAGATAATCTGTTTGATCATATGAGGCAGCAAAGATTATCTTGGCTGATATTCCATTATCGGCAATGCCGAAAGCGTAATCATTCACAATGACCAGAGCACCTCCCCATGCATTTGTTAATGGCAATTCAAAGCCAGGGTTTAGCGGATCCTCAAGAGTGAACTCGTTGACATCAAATATACTAAGCACAGTATAAACAGTATTCGGTTCAATCACACCACCAAACATACTAGCATCAAATACCACCGAGCAACCAACAACCATACCTGCAGTGGTATTACATGTCACGGCATTGTTTGATGCCTTAGTCTGTGTAACTGTGCTGTAGGAGCCGAATAACAATGGTGTTCCGTTGCAATGGACAATAGGTGTCGTCCACGGAGTGCCTTCTCCTATTTGGATGATAACGCTCATGCTGCCTATGTCAGCAGTCAGAACAAAAGTTGATCCTGCTATACCCGATACTTGAGTAGCGGATATCGTAATCTTGTGTGTGACCAAACTAATGGTCTTCACGTAGTAAGTCGTATCCTCAGCAACTCCACCGAACACAGCGCCTTGGAAAGACACAGGCCCGTTTAGAATAAACTTCTCAATGCCAGTACATGTAATGGTGTTATCCGGACTAGCATCAGTCTCAGTTGCCAACACTTGAATTGGATCTGACCCCTGCATGATTACTCCGGATCCGGATGCTATAGGTGCAGAATAGTTACAGTTCAACACCACTTCATTGAAGCCCGTTAGAGTGTTCATCATTAGTGGATCAATCTGTGTATTTGACTTTTCAAGTTGGTCGCCGTTACCAACTTCATACACATCAAGTCGTAGACTTTCCGTACCATACGTCAATGGTGTGTTCAGCACGACAATCTTATTGATCCAGTCAACTGAGTAATCCATGGAGTAGAGAGAGGTTGCAAGACCAGTTGCACGATTGATGATGGCAAGCGCAACCTGAGCAGGAACCTGAACGACATTGACAAAACTATATGAAGTTTGTAATGCTGTAGTCGGAACCAGTTCATTGGATACAACGTTGTATCCGACATGTGCATATTGCTGTGCAGACCAACTTGTCCCTGGCCGTGTAGTCACAACCATAGACAGGTTATCACTGATTACCCCGGGAACAAGTTCTTCCGGTCCATAACCAGATGTGAACGTGTCGCCTTGGATGACATATTCAGCGGATCCCAACGTGGTAAACGGCTGATCCTGTAAAATCGTATCCAGAGTAAACTCGTCATTAGGATCAAACGCATTACCATAGTAGGTACCGTTAGGATACGTGACTCCGTTGACCAGTTGTGTGAAGTCAAGCCCCGGCATATTCACCGTTGGCTGATAGTAACCAAATATACGATCCAAGGCATTGATCTTTATATTCTCACTCAACAGAAGTTCCCACTTACCAAAGACAAATGTCGGGTCATTATTGCTGATGATACATTGATAAAGTTGATGATTATATCTGACAATGCTCTGATCAAAGTAGAACGGTTCAGGTAGAACAACGTAGTCGCCAACCTTAGCCATGGTGCATGAGCCTATCTCGTCGGACACCGCCACAATTGAACTAGGTGTGTTGATAGCAGTTAGAATATTCATGGTGTTCAGGAAATAGTCAATGTTGTATGTATAATAAACCTTTCCGACTTCTATTCCACCGAATACATCTCCTGTAAATAAGACCGGATCATTATCGCTGAATTCACTAAGATCAGCAAAGGACAAGGTAAATGGCGATGAAGTGTTTTCCAATGTAGCAGATGTAATTCCCTTATATATGAATGAATCTACATTCACTGGTTGAGTCATTAATGGATCAGTGAAAACTTCGCACTCGGTTGCTGCTACTACCTTTAAGTAGTATTGGGTGACGATTTCATTTGGTGTTCCTGATGCGGCCGCCATGTACAACTTACCAATGCCATTGTCAGTAACCGTCATGTATCCAGTATCGTCGGTCAGAGTTATCGTTGGGTCACCACGTACCTCAGAGATGGCGATTGTGTTCGTAGATAGAACGGTAACATAATAAACTTGCCCTATTACGATACTACCAAATGATGTCCCACTGAATGTAATCGGATCATCGTTTTCAAGACCGAGTGTGGTGTCACATGTAATTTCACCAGCGGCGGTAGAGGTGGATGCATATACAATGACACTTATGTTATTTACAGTGAGGACCAGATCATTATCAGGAGATACACCGTCTAAATCAGTACCCGGTATTGTTAAGGTATTGCCCACAGCGAACCCGCTACCAGGATTGGTGATCATTGTGCGATATCCACCGCGGATCCAGCTTACATCAAACCGTGCTGCGACAGCTGGGTCAGCTACCTGAGTTATCGCTGTTTGTGCCGAGTCATCTGAAAGAGCGATAACGGCTCCACCGACGGCAGCAGATACTTTAATGTAGGTCTCACCAGTAACTGTCATTCTCAGTGGTCCTACGTATGATGCCGGCGTAAATCCAATAACAGTGAAGGTAAAGCTGTCAACAACTGCTGCAACAATATACGAAACGTTCAGTTGGGTTCCACCCAATGATGTTCCACTGAATGTAACAGGCATCCCGGCGTAGAATCCCGCAGTGCTTGGGCAAGTGAAGCCAGATACTCCGGTTGCAGAAACTACAGTACCCACTGTTCCAATTTCTCTGATGTAATAAGTGGTACCGGTTGTCAATCCACCGTAATTATCTGATACCTTCACCGGCATATTTATGTACGCATCAGATAGCCATCTGCTATCAGCCCATACTGATAACTGATTAACAGTTGACAGCGCCGAACGAACAATGCTCGTCACCAGATTACCTATTGGCAGTGAAGGTGACAGTCCTGGTTTTTGTGATGATGTTGGGTAGAACGATACTAACTGGCCGTTGACTTGACCTGGACTGATAGGCAGACCAACGTTGATCGTCATGCTGCCAGTATCAGTCGTAAGTTGAACGATATCGGCCTGGTTAGTCATATGACATGATCCAGCGTCGGTGCCCGGGTCAAGCACTGACCCGAAAGGAACGGCCATTAAGGTGAAAAGATTGTAATCATCAATGGAATGAATATAGTATGTGACACCCGAAACAATATTTCCGAACACATTCGCCGGGACCCCGAGCGAAACCATATTGTTGAAGATGACTGGATCTCCTACTGTCAGTGCCCATGTGCCTTCACCAGTAACTTGATTGGTTCCTGAACTAACTGAAGTAATAGTAAGTATCGTCGGCGCACTATTCTTTGAGATGGTAATGGTTTGATTATCCACTACTGTGGTAACGTAGTATGGCTCATTTTCAATGATGCCGCCTATCATTGTTCCGACGAAGAAGATAGGTAGTCCTGGATAGAACCCAGTGGTTCCGGCGTTACCACTCGGAGTCATTGGGATAGTAAGATAGTTAGTGATGGTAGCAGAGTTAGTCACCGTTGAAATACCAGGATAATCAATGGTCACGAACGTTCTGTACACCACTTCACCAATATAGCATAACAATCCGGCTACGCTTATTGTCAAGTCAGATAGTACAACCGGAACACCATTACCATCTACAAGAGTGAAGTCTGTGTCGTTGATAATGGAACCTACGTAGTAGATCGTTTCGTTCACAAGTCCCGAGGTTCCAACAGCCCCGTCAAAACGGACTGGCATACCAACGTAGAAGCCGAGCGTTGGTCCGAATAACGGTGTCACTTCTGCACCACCTTCAGATGGGATGATAGTTATTATGTTTCCTGTAGCAGAGGTAGCTGTTACGTTTCTTGTACGGCCTGACCATGTCAACGTATCGGTTCCACGGAAAGATTCTAATTCAAACGCAGCACCAGAAGCACTGGCCATAACAGAATCTATAACTGGAAATTCACTGTCAAGTAACAGAGAGGAACTGGCTAGAATCGGTCCACTACCAAAATCACCGGCGAAGAAAGATCCATAGAACGCAGATTCTTTCCAGTCAACGATCTTTGATCCATAGCTTGTTCGGTCAAACTTTATGGATATCTGATTTTCTCTTATCGGAGAAGCGGTAGAAACACATGATGCCCGAGCAGTAACGTTAAGATAACTATCACCGGTTCCAGTAGAGTAAATGATTACTCTATCTGTATCAGTAAGAGAGTTTGAGTAGTTTGTGTACAGGGCCACGATGAATGTTGGCACTGTTTGTAACACACCAACATAGTAGTATTGATTGTCGTCAAGACCACCTGGTATCGTGGTGCCCACTGCCGAGTTGAACTTGATTAGATCACCAGTGGCAAGCAATGGCGTTGAAAGTTCAATGGTGCTTGTCAGAGTATTCACACTTGACGATGCAAAGGTAACTACGATAGATGGTTCAATGACGATATCTGGAAGGACCATGTAGCCCTCACCAGGGTCAACCACAGTGACACTCTGTATTGTGTCAAGGCTCATCACCGGAACTAAAACTGCCTCACGAATCGGCGGTGGATAAAGAGTGGTGTCTATGACTGCTGTAATTCTTGGTGGGTTGCCGTATGCTCTTCCGGCATCAAGCAGTAATACAGCTGGTAGGTCAATGTAGATAGGCTCATCGGGAAGATGGGTTGTAACGTTAGTTCCATTTACACCACGGGTAAGACCATTGAGAGTACTCAGTGACCTATTCACATTTGAATAGCCAATCAACTCTGTGCCTATTCTGATGACACCAGATACTGGGAAACCAAATGGATTGTTGACTGCGAATGAGGACGAGTTTAACGCAATATACGAAGTGGTAAATGTAATCTGGTAGTTATCGATACCAGTCAGGCTTACACCACGGTTTTGATACCAGGCAGCATATGGCTGTGTTTGCCAGATTGGATCACCGAGGGCGTACTCACTATCACCACTGGCGTTTGCGTACACTAACTCAGGAGAGATGAACTGATTTACTGACGATGTCCATTGGGCGGGGATATCAAAGTCGGTTATGTTGCCACCGTAAACTTCTGTCCCGGTATACTTGAACACAAATTCCTTGATGACCACGTGGTATGGCTTGGTCTCATTGAGATATCCAGTAAGGAAGTCTTGATTATCTGATTGGAAAACAGATATCGGACGCAACTCACGAATCGTATGGTCAACATCAATAAAGGATGTCTTATTCAACCACGGCAGATAGTTCTGTGTTTCACCGGTCTCGCTCTGGATGTATTCAAACAACAGAACAAGACTCTTATTACGGTGAATTAGCAACTCATTAGAATATATTTCTTCATTCAGCGCACGAATAATCTGACGGGTTTCTTCTGATGGGTAAAGATCAAATACAGAGGTGTCAAAGAAGTTATCTCCGAAACCAAGGCGATACGTTTCATAATCCCAAAGTGCTGCTTTGAACGCAATCGTCCCGCTTTGCAGACCGATTCTCTCCCATGTTCCGAGAGAAGTATACACGTATGTTTCTGACTTACCAACACCATTAGTCTGCACAGATACGATTAGACCAACGGCCGCATTTATGGCGTATAAATCAGCATACACAGGAACCTGAATGGCCGCTTTAGTATTGTCATCATATCCTGGTGCCCACCAGTTGATGAACTCCCAATATTTCATGGTATCAAAGAATATCTCTGATGAGCCAATCCATGCGGGGTTACTAAGAGTTGACGGGTTCACATCTCCGACTGTCTTAAGGAAGAATGCCGGGCGTGATTCAGCAATAGGATATTGTGCCAGCACTTCATTGGCATACGTCAGATAGTTTTTCAAAGCACCGAATCGGTTGTAGAAGAAACTTTGACGAGGGCGCGATTGAATACCAGTTTGAACCATCAAAGGCAGATACGGATCAGGAACTACTGAGCCTGCATCATCAACGCCGCACAAGCTGTCAAGCATCTTGATGTACAAAGATTCTGGTATGGTAATGGATGATGTGTTCGGTAGTCCTGGCAAGAAGTCATCAGCATAATCAGTTCTGATTAAATTGAACAGGGAGTGAGATACGTCATCGTTGGTACCAGTTAGATATCCGATATGAAGCACTGAGTCGTTAGCATTTATATTCTCACCGGAGTTATACATTGCAAACACATTCTGACGCACGGGTGCAAAGTAACTTATACCGGTGTTTTGTGGATACGTAATGTATGACTCAAGTACGGTATCAGAAAGAGTTTTTCCAATAGCAGTAAACACCACGTTGGTGTTACGCACCCAATAGAAATATTGTGGTACTAATTGACCAGCAGGATTTAGTATTTGTTCGGTTGAGTACGAGGTAACGTCATATGGTGTACCTGGACCCGGATACTGACTTGGTAGGTAGTTGCTTACTACCCAGCTATAGATTGACACATTGCTACCAGGAAACACCGTTCCCCAATATCTGCTGTCATACACTACATCACCTTGGTGATAGTTAACAAAGCGAGTGTTCGTGGTGTTAAACCAAAGTTGACCAACTTTATCTGAACCCCATACTAAGCCGCCACGCGAATATCCAGCAGGATCAACATTTGAGATGACATCAATATTTTCTCTGATGGCGCCAAGCAGTTTACCTTGTAACGGATCCATGAAGTCAAGGTTGTCCAGTGTGGTGTTAGTCAATGCACTGAACAACTGAATGTCCTGTATACGTGCCACATCAACGATCGGACCTGATTGTCTATGGACTGCCCAATCTGTTCCGATAGTAGTTGTGTACTTAGTCACTTGACCATTGATGTCACCTGGCCTGAATCCGGGTGTACCAATCATAACAACGTTGCTATTGAACTCCAATGCATGTCCATACATCGGTTGTGCGCCGTAATTAGCGTTAATGTCATTGATGCTTTGTGCATACACGAAGTTACCAATGTTTGTCAGACTTTCTGCATAGTTACCAAGATAATCAAACATGTATACAGCACCGGCATTGGCAAACGTATCAACCCACTGGGTGGTATTGTTGTCAAATACAGTATCGTTATCGTTTTCATCATCGGTGAAGTCAAACGTTGTTGCTTCAAATCGGGTCCCAGACGGAGCAGATGCTACGAATGAGCCGAATTCGTTAAACTTAACTGTGGAGCCGAACTGACTAGTTTTCTCTGTGTGAGGAGCCATAATCAACTGAGTTTGAGTGTATACTTGAATACCAGTTTGAGCTAACACACCAGTGTCATTTGCAGTCAGCGTAAGTTTATTATTTGGAATGGCCAGTGACTGATTGATCAACTGAATGATCAGCTTGTTGTTAGATACCGCCGCCTGAATGTTAGTGATGCCGGCACCATTTATTGCGGCCGCTGCTGCTGTGGCATTGCCGATTGGCAGAGTCACTGCATATCCATTGAGCAGAATAGTCACAGGTGAAACAATGGTGCAATCTTCAGTGCCGATGATCATGCCGTATTTGCATCCGGCGTTGGTAAATCTGAACACGGCACCTTCAATCTGTTGTGTGTCAAGTTCAAACGGAGCGCCAACTATAATTTCGCTGGCATATCGCGTGGTGTCATTTGAGTTTCCGAACTTCACGCCGATTCTCGGAGTCGTTTCAGTGGTGAGTGTTTGTTCCAGAACGAAATCAGATGTTCCGACATTTACGATATCACCCGCAGTTAGTCCACCGACATACACAAATATGTTATTGACCACGGCATACTTGTTGTCAGCAACGGTCGTTCCATTTACATTTACCTGCAGTGGAGTTTGAAAATTACTTGTCATTGTGCCAGAAGCAGTTAGCAGAGATATTGGACCTACTGCACCCCTTGTCAATGCAATGGAAAAGTGGTATGTATCGGTTATGGAATGAACATAATAAACAACGTTAGGTGAGATGTTGCTGAATATCGCGCCTGCGCCCGCAGAGAACATCACAGGATCTCCGATGTTATATGTCACTGGTTCGTCCCAACCTATTATCTGTAGGTTGTTAGTCACCGAAGAAGTTGACTCAATCGTGTTGGTGTGCGTTCCAGGAGATAGGATCCACGCAGGAGTGAATACCTGTTGTTGTGCCTGCGGGCTTGTGTATGTTGCTTCCCAATTTTGGGTGCCGCGAACGAACACATAAGTATAACCCCAGTTTTCAAGTGAGCCACTGTTTTGATCAGGTGCGCCAACTACCAGAGTATCGCCGTAGTAATCAGTTGACAGAGAGTAACCGAAGTTATCATCCGCCCCAGTGACACCGTAATCCCAACCATTTATGATCGTGGCATATTCGTATTGAGAGGTAATGGCAGACCAACGGTAAACATAAACTATGTTATTGGCAATATCAGATACATACAACCAGTTCTTATCACCAGAGATGGCAGTTGCACTTCCCCAAGATGTTATACCGATACTTGGTGCCTCTATAGTTTGCACCAACTGAAGTTCATTGGTAAGAATAGTGGTGATCAGTTCATACACGTAAACTTTTCTGTCAGTATAGGCAGCACCAGTGGGCTGCGATACGACAAAGATGTTATCAGCATGGGATATAGTAGAGCCGAACGATGCACCTTGTGGTAACTCCTGGCTCAACTCATATTCTTTGCTTAGGGCATTGTAGATGTATCTGTACGCTTTACCAGCATCAGCATCACCAATCAGGTAGCCTAACTTATCAGTAAACGCCACGGCTGATCCAAACGAAAGTGAACCGGCTTTTGTGACTTCCGGAGTATGGGCATAGTTGATGCTCTTACGATACACAGCCCACTCACCGTCAGTATTTGTATCAACCCACACGGTGTTCTTGGTGAACTCGCTATCAAGCAACGGCAGATTGATGATGTCGCTCGGTTGATCCACTCGTTGCGATTGGAAACGGAAGCCGATACCGATGCCACTAATATTAGCAATCGTCGGATTTAGTATCAGGTTGATGGTAATTCTAAACGGGTCAACAATTGTAGCTGCGATGTAGTAGCCGTCAACATCCGAGTTGAAGTTCGTGATGGCAAGCGATTGATACTTCGTCAGATTATGCAGTTGATCAAAAGTTATCGTTACTGTGCCATTGCGATTATTAGCAGCATTTGTGATTTGTCCCAGTGACACCGGGGTGTATGTCTGCCAAGTTCCTAACTGATTGGCAATCCACACATAATCCCTGACATAAAGATCATTCAACGGAACAATGACTCCTGAGGAATCAACTGCGGTTGTCATACCTGAATAGAAGTAAGATGACATCTTCACATCATTGAAGTTGACATATCCCGCATCAGGGAAAAGCATAGATGGCGCATGACCATTAAGCAATGGTAAGACATCGGGTGAGGTGATTGCTCTGCCGTAGTTGAACAGTGAGTACGTTTGTATCTCTTGTTGGACGCCGGCAGTCGGGGCACCACGGGTCAACCCAACAATACTTGGATTACCAGTTAGATCACCTTCATTCAACCGCAGTTCAATGAAGTTGCTATTAAGGGTGCCGCCGTACTCAGCAGATTTGATGGCCCAGTTTTCATAGATGTTATAGTCAATACCACCTTGAGAAAGGGTGGCGCCCTTAAAGGCGTTCACGGCATTTCTGGTGCCCTTGTTCTTGATCATGTTTCGGTAAACATTGATCTGAGTGATATCAGTCAGATCAGCCACTGCCAGATAGTCGCGCGGTCGGAAACCAATGAGAGAGAAGCTCAACAGGTCTGCGTCTTTTTCCAGATTGGCAGTGTTGATGTCATAGTATAGAGTACTCTCATATGAGCGTGTACTGGAGTTAGGCAACAGTCCCTTTTGTATCTCGTTGTAGTCAGTGCGTTTCCATTGCGTTTCATCAAACTTCTCTTGTGCCTGAACAATCTCAATGGCAATCCAGTATTTGTTCTTGTATTTTACAATGGAACCAGTAGTATACTTAACGGTGTTGCTCCAATCAGCGATGTTGTCCTGATTCAGGATGAAGCCTTGGGCATCAATAACACCGGTCCAATCAGCAGTCTTGCTACCACGAACCACAATACGATCCTGACGCAAACCTGTAGTCAGATTATAGATGACATCATTGAAAACGGTGACGTTATCAAAAACAATACCATGTTCAATATTACTGATGTTGAAGGTACCATAGGAAATGGTATCGCCCTCGTTCAATGGTTCAGTAGAGAACAGAGTCCCGTCTCGTACCACAGCAAGATCAATTGATTGAATCGGATACAGATTTTGATTCAACACAAAGTTCTGTTGTTGCAGAGTCAGCGGCTGAACAATATTACTGTCCTTGTTAATGGTCAGAAGTTTAGCAGCCGGATTGACATTGATGATGCTGCCGGCTTCCCAACCAGTTTGTGCCCAGTATAGAAACTCGGAAACCATTTGAACCCATGTAATCTCCAGCCCATTCTCAATCTTGTCAAAGACCATACCCTGAGATTGGAGATATCGTCCATAACTTGCCAGGAACTGGGCAACCTCTTGGACAGAGTAAAACTCTGTGCCGTACGGTATTACCATTTCTGTGTCATAATAGTCGTTTGCCACCTGAACACTAAGATTGTCAATCTGGACCCGTTCATAGTTTCCATTGATCTTGGGTTTAATCACTGAAAAGTATGCATTAGTTTGTGAGTTACCAAAAATCTTGTATCCACCACGTGGGATAATCTGGATGGCAACACTGCTGTAAACAACACGGTCAAACGGTTGGTTATCGTAGAGCAGCACGGCGTAACTTTCGTCAGGGATCAGCAGTGAACTATTGTTGCTATTCGGCGTTCCCTTCTCCACATAGAACTTCAGCATGTTCTTATCACTGAACCCGGCGGCACGATAGACCAACCTGACATCAAGATTGCTCAACAGGTCAGTGATTTGTTGAGTGGCGTCAATTCCAAGTTGTTTCTCATAATCAACGATCCAGTTGATGTAACTTGTTTTTGGTGTACCGGATCCATATATTTCAACGTCACTGATTACAAGGTGACTACGACCATTTACAAGATACTGGTTGAACTCGGTATTGTACTTGTAGTTGTCAACATCTACACCGAGGTTAAAGAACTCTGCTGGTTTGGTCAACGCCAGAATACGCATCAGGTCAAACGGCCAAGAACTACTGCGACGATAGCTGAACTCTGCCGGGCCAACATCACCGACTGCCCAATCGTGGATGAATGTCTGGTTGATGTAGTTACCAACTAACGAGACAAATGGAGAAACAAGATTACCCGCGGTGTCAACTGGCAGAACCCGCAGTAACTCAGGACGTACTGCCTGAGGAATCACCACCGGGTCGCCGTTGTTCCAGTTTATACCTTGGGCAAGGTCGCCCCATAGAACCAAGTTATCACTGGTGTATGGCATCGGGCCATAGCGAGTTTCCCACCATGATGGCTGGCTGGTGAAGCCAAGCATTTCCCAAGGCGTTAACTCAGGAGAACTTGTGTCGTAAAAATACTCATATGCGCCGCGCCAAAAACCTTGCTCAATCGGGGCGTTGTTTATCTTGTTGCCGGAGTTACGGTAGTTATACGTGAACTCATCGTTGGCCATGTAGTGCTGAGTTTTGTAATCAATCCTGTTTTGACCGACCCAGTTTAGGAAACTCTCTGAGTAAATCTGTAGGATTTCCGAGTAACTATATCCGGTATCACGGAAGAATCCAGGCAAGACCTCATATTCCTGAATAGGTATGACATTGCTCAGTTTCAGGTTGTTATAGATGCGCTTCTCAAACTCCAATAGAACTTGGTCCTTGAAGTCCATAAGTCGTCCGGTAATTTCGTCATAGTCACCGTATAACTTATTGTAAGATCCGTCGTGACCGACGATGAAGTAGGTCGGGGTAGAATATGAGGTATCCAAATAAACTGTAGGAATTGTTGCAGGATATAGTCCTAATTTTGTAGGGGTATTAGGAACATAGCTGCCATATGTTTGTGTGTATTCTTTAATTACAATCTCGTCACCAGGGGCCAGAGCAAGAGTTATTGTTAGAGACGGGGTATCAGTTGACACGGAATAATCAGTTCCTTTAATTAGCTGAATTGTCTGTAGGAACCCGTCAATGGTCCTTTTCAAGTAGACAAGAACACCGTAGTAGTTGGCCTTGGTAAAGTCATATATTCTGCTAAGAGGGTAGATACTTACATCAAGCGAGTTTGAAAATAGATATGTGTTTGATATATAGGATGCCTTAGCCGGAAGCATGTCACTCCAGAAGAAGGTATCGGTTCCTGACTTTACTGCCGTGATCTGATCAAACGCATCATCAAGCATTGATGCTGCTGATTGGAACACCGAGTATTCAGTATTATTAATGGTATCAACTAATAATGTCTTGAATGTGACATACTCTCTGCTATTGAACATCAACGCATTGAATAGATTATGGTTTTGCTTACGAAGGAACGTTCCCGGAAGTACCAGTGATGCGCTATTTTGAATAATTGAAGAACCGTAAGAAACAAGATCACCGGAGTCTCGGTAGTTGTTAGATCCGAATACTAAGCCAGTAAGTCCCGGGGCATTGTAGAAGATACTCTGATACTGTCCACGAATGTCACCGATGTTTACCACGGTAACATCTGCGTTGAATGGATTGTTACTTAGATTGATAGGAAGAGTGTAGTAGGCATTGGCACTTACTTGATCACTCAGCAGCAGAATCTGGATTACGTTGTCAATCAATGGTTCAGGGTTTATAAAAGTGACTGTGGTGACATCTGTTACTGCGACAGTGTAGGCCGAATCTACCTGGAACACGTTGTTCAGGTATACCTGTACTGACGGCCAAGAGTTAGTACTCTGTGGTGTCATTGGAATATCGCACACATACGTTGTTGTTGGTGCAGTGACCGAATAAGCAAATTCAAATGCCTGGTACTGGACGCTCGGTGCAATAGCAGTCTGCCAACCTAACTGACGAATATGGTCTGACGGAGATGAATAGTTGAAAACAAACCCGGTGTTAACCTTCTTTGTTTCAGGTGTTGTCCCCGATACATACGAGAATGAATCAAGGTTGATACTCACATCAAAACTGATATCACCAATATTATCAACTGAACTGTATCTAACAGGGAAACCTAATACGGTGTCGTTAATCCCGGAACCAATTCCATAAGAAAATAACTTGGTACCCTTAAATGAAGAACCAAGATATAACGTCTGGTCGGCAAAACTAATGTTGTGGTCATCAAATACATCAAACAATGGTGGTTGATTTACGCTTATCTTCTGTTGACCGTATTCCCATGAGAGCCCGTTGAAGAAGAATGTTTCCCCGGCATAATGGTATCCACGATACGCCACTGTTTGTTCGTTGGCAAGTACGGCACCGTCTTCTGCCTCTGACAGAGTGATAACAGGTGTTGTTCCTGAAACAGTTGAGAAGTTTGCCACGAAAATCTTATTCCTCACGGCGAGGGTTGTGTCACTTGCAAATACTACTCGGGCTCCGTCAAAAAGAGCGTAGTTATCCACAGTAGTAGTTGTCGCAACTAAGGAAACCCCTGTTGTTCCCGAAAGGGTTACTGCACCATCCCATGTCAGCCAGATAGTCTGCGTGGTTCCTATTGTTGTAATATCAGTGATATAAGTATTTTCAGGAAGAACAAACGCGGTGTCTGAAACATATTGCCCAATAGCTAGGGTGCCGTTAATGGCAGAGGTTTCAAACACCATAGTCGTTGTTGTTCCGGTGGTAACGGGAGCAATTACACCAGTATAGTCCGTGTACACTTCAACGTCGGGATAGTATTGTTGTTGTCCGGCGACATAAGTGAGGGCATCGGTTGTCCTAAAGTCAAAGAAATCAATTGGGTTCTTTCCAAACGTACCGGCATCAAACATAGCAAGGTTGGGATAGAACTCAATAATCGGACGCTTCGCCTTGTTTTCATGTGTGGCAACATTTGCCAAATCAGGATCATTGTTGTAAACTGCCGTGGCATTGATCACATCAATGTGGAACCATCGGTTACTTCTGGACCATGCATTTTTGTTAATGGCGTTTCGTGAGATTGTTATATAGTCTTGATCAACGGGCACGTATAGTTGACTGTCAAAGTTACCAATATCATACCCAGTTGAATCATACGGAATGTACGCGCCGGACGAAAATAGTTCTGGAACAATAAGATCATTCACAAGAATTAGTTCAATGGCACTTCCAACTCCCTCAACATAGTATTCATTGTTTTTGAAACTAGTTGGGTAGATAGCACCTTGGAACATAACCTTTAGCCCGTTGGTGAACACAACGCCGCTCGGTGAGGTGTAGGTCTTTTTGCCTAAAATATCTAATATATTAAGGGTGTTTGTGGTGTTGCTCTCAATCAACTTAATAACACCAACTTTATTACCTGTGGTGCCGTCTTGGTAGTAGAGTGTATTCAGTGGAGCACTGATATACGGAATCAGTTCAATGTATCCGTACGTGTCTCTAAAGAAATTTCTATTTACCCATTGAGTACCATACACTGCTGTAATCTTTTCATCAGTGGGAATGGATGACACAGGAATGAGTTGAATGATTGGATCGCTTGGATCAACTGGATTCGGCAGAAAGTGTATTTGAAAGAACCAACTACTCACCGGTTGGTAAATCATTCCATCGTCATCAAAACTCACATTCATCAAAATGTTGCTCTGATCAAATTCTTGTACATCGTATGCACCGAAATTAGCAATTTCATCTGCCAGCCCATTATAGAACATCAGTGTTAGTCCATCTAAAGAGGTGATGCCGTCTATATTCCCACCTATCTCAGATAGGCGGCGACCGTTGATCTGTCCAAAACCTAATGTAGTTACTACGTCAACAGGGTTATTTCCTGGAAAGTTGTAGTAGTCCTGAGCCGTTTTGCTCGGAACAGTAAACGTGACAACCCCAGTCTCTGCGCCATTATTTGATACACCATAGACATCTCTTGTCTGCATATTAGGTTGCGAGTTCGAGAACCCCGTGACACCAGGCTCGCCCTGAATCCAGAACTGACTATTCTGATTTACGGAGAACGTGTATGTGCCTCCGCGCAACAGAGTAAGAGTAGGATTGGTGGAGCCATGTGAGCCAGTACCGGAATAAATGTTATACCCATTTACCACACTGTCAACAATGTAATCTGTGGCAGAATACACCGTAGCGGCATCAATGATCACGGCCCTAGGACCAGTTGGTAACCAGTAGTATTGGTTGAAGTTTATGATCTTATCAAGATTTGTAAAAGAGTCCCATGAATAAAACTCACTTGAAAATAATCGTGAGTTGTCATTAGTTAGGCCACCTTCTACTTTTAGGGCATCAATGATACCAGGATAACTGATGAAGTCTTGAGCGGTGCTTGTGTTATTTTTCAGGAAGGCAACACCTGGTGCCAGTTGATAATCCGTGCGAACCTTAGTTGGTTCGGTTACATACTTGTCCTTGGCATTAATACCGTACCCTAACTTGCTACCTATGTATCCCTCAACTCGTTGAATGTTAGGTTGGTCAACAACCTGATCCAATGTTGCGCGTAGGAATTGCGAGTTTGTCGGTGTTCTGAATATATCCGGAAGAAAGTTTAATGTCCTAATTCTTGGTGCCATGTTTATCTCATCTTATTTGTAGTTCGACCGGTGTTAACGCTGCAATTACAACAATATTTGCTGCTGTGGCTCCGTTAACGAATATTTCATATGGAGACGATTTTATTTCGTACAGATCACCGAACGACATTGTAGGATCGTTTGGTACCAATACAACTGAACTGACGAGTTCACCCACCTGATCGTGTAGGTATGCGCTAAGTTCGGAGAAGTAAAAAGTATCTCCGAAGTTCCAGTTATTGATGTCAAAATAAGTATTAATTGCTGTCAGTGTGGCGCTTCGTATTTCACTGTCGCTGGCATCAGTCTTCTGAGCCTTAATGACTTTGATGGTGGCACGAAGAGCCGGGTCTGCTTTATTGCCGAACAATGGCTTAAACGTCACACTATTTAGAATGACAGAATCACTCAACATCTTATAGTCTTGTACTTTGCTATATGCCTGATTCAACTCGTTTATCGTTGGACGATTCGGTTTAACCACTGTATTTGTTGTATCCTGAATCCAGTTACGGTAAGCGGTATAGTATGCTTGGGTAACAACATACAAATCAATGATGTTCGTAGTCGCCGGGTCAATACGAGTTGTATTATTTGAATTGTGTCTGTATTGGAACGCCAAACCTTGACGGCCCGGCTTCATTGAGTACTGTAACTGCTCTACTAAAGTATAGTATGGAGTAAGCACTGTATGATCCTGCACTGAGGTATAAAACTTATTATCAGAATAGGCATAGAATAGCTGCCCCACTGGATAATCATATTTCACCACTTCTATTTGGTTTGATGTGGCGTATTGATAACTAACTGACGAAGATGCAATCAGTTGTTCTCTTGTGAGGTTAATGGCATCTTCTATTGTTATGAAGAAGGTGTATATACCAATGTTTGTGTTACCAACTTGATACCCGGTGATTACTTTAAAGAAGTCTGGATTAGTCACTACAGTTCGGTCATTGACATCAATGCTGGCAATCTCAACTTGGAAGTCATTTACATACCCATCAGCTTCAACAGTCTGACCAATGATACTTGCTGTTATATCAGAACTCATTGGATAGTTGGTAGCGGGCTGTGTATTTGAAGTAAGTACCTTGACGAAGTCCTGTAGGATTCGTCCGCTCACCGGGTCAAATACAAGTTTACCGGTTTCAAAGGAGAACCGTGTGTCGGCAACACTACCAAAGAAATATGCCAAGCTGCGATAATATATGGTGTATTCATTGGTACCCGACTTAGCCTGGAAGTTTACGAACCACCCAGCGGCGTCATACGCATCTATGCTCCAACGGTCTTGTGCAATAGTCAGGGAGTTGTTGAATAGCAGAGAGAAGTTCTGTTGAAGTTCCATTCTGGTTACACATTCCTCTATCAAAGAGTTCGGCAGAGTATTATCAAACGACGGAATAACCTGAGTAAGGATAGCACCAGTGGGTACGTACCCATTGAGAGTTATTGGGCCGGTGCCATTAGTAAATGCCCCGTCACCATTATTATAACCATCTCCGATTACATTTAACACTGTGATCCAAATGAGTGTGGTGTCTGACGGAGAGGCAATCCCGGACACCAGACGATTATTCTTGTCAAAGTACTTTCCGGGTGGCGCCTCAAACTTTATCAGAGCACCTTTCGTAAGATACTTGATGTTATGCGTGGAAAACACACCAGTGGCGATAGGAACGTTTCCACTGATATTAGTATTGTAGAAGTATCCAGTCAGGCTATTGGCATCTACTGTACACCCTTGCCAATATACTGTGCCATCTCCGGATGCAGTGTTGATGCTATATCTCGGGAAGTTCTGTAGATAGTATTGCGTGGCTCTGTTACCCCCGAGGATAACAGTTAGCTTGTCTGACAGAAAGGCGCGGATATCTCCGCTGCTTGTGACTCTCAGAAGTTCTGTTCCGGCAGCACCGTTCTGATATATGCCGCCATCGTTAGCAAACGAATTAGTGCTGGAATACTTACCAGTTGGATCAAGCAGGTCAAAGTTCCTGGAGACACCAACAGAACTACGGTTCACTGCCTTACTCTTGATAATGGAACTATAAAGGGTATACGGAAAGTTGTTATAATCTTCGCCGTTGACCATACGGTTTTGTGTATAGTAACGAGTCGGTGCGCGTTGCTTAATGTCAGCAATTGATTCTCTGGCAAGGGCGTTTGAAACCGGTGAAGTCAGAGCAAGAGTCATCGTCAGTGTTTCTTGACGACCAACTCGGCTGATGTATGGAATGTTGACACTGATGCCCTGCATCTCACTAGGATCAATGGTGTATGTCAGGGCATTACCAGCGCGAACATACGCTCGGAAGGTACCAACTGGGATGACTGAGAATACCCCGTCACCAAATGTGTAACTTACTTGATCGTTGAATCTGGAAACTACTGAGAAGATTCTACGGATACTTGATTCTGTTTGTAGATAGGCATCGGCATATACGTTCTCAACTTGCTTCCATAGAGTCGGTGCGCCGTTGGAAGAACTGAGTTGATATAACCAAGTATCAGTGTTGTTGATGCCCTGAATATCAATGTCAACAACCTGGTTGGAGATTTGCTGTGCCAGATTGAATGTGTAGTTCTGTAACTGACCCTGCTTGAAGTAGAAGAAGAAGCCGGTATTGGGGCTGCCGTATCCTAACTTGTCGTTACGATAGAGCATGTTGAACTGACTTGTTGGTCCTGGTGGTAGTTCATATACATAGTCAGTTCCTACACTGGTCACACTACATAACTCAAAGTTCATCGTGGTGCCGTTAATTGAGGATGTGAATGGTACAACTGGTTGTGTAGTTGACGGGATGCTGATGGCATACTCATCGGTCTTGATTCCAAGAAGTTGCGCTGAGTTACCTGGATGACCAACACGCTGAGTATTTGTCAGCGCGGCGTTAACAACTGTGTTGTATTGTGCAAGCCAGTTAGGGTTAGCAGGATCGTTCCAAAGAATAGGGAGATTTGACAGGTTCAATCCATTGAGGTCATTGATGTTCTGTGTTGTCTTTATGCTGGTGACCTTTAAGTAGCCTTGCCCTGCAAGATTTCTCTTGGAAGTGTAACTTACAAGATTGGCCAGCTTGACAACTGAATCTCGGCGTTCCGCAGTATCAATGAAATTTTCACGGGTGTTCAGGTCGTTTCTGAAGGCAAGTCCCTGACCCATGAAGGCCATGACATCAAGCAGGGCAATGAACTCCGAACTTTCAATGTAGTCATTGAATGTCTCTGGATAATAAGCACGAAGATAGTCAATGAAACTCTTACGCAGTGTTTCGTAGTCATACGACCGAAAATCTGCTTCACGAAACGTCTGGTAAATGGCCTTCCAGTCATTTACACCGAATAATGAGGATTGACGGGATGATGTTGCCATAGTATTCTCTTGTAATAGAGTATTTATACTAAACCGAAAACCCCGTTTGGTTATTGAATGGAGGCTGTGTTATTGAAATTGTTGAAGAAAATACTCACTGACTGAGCATTATTGAAGGGCGACACTGCCAGTTCTACCTCAAGTAGAATGCCGTTTTCCCGTGGATATACATTGATGGAATTTACGATAAGTCGGGTATCAAGGTTTGCTACGCGGCGCAATTCATTCTCAAGTTGAAACTGAACATCAGCAGTATTAGGTTCAAATACAAACGTCCAAAGAGTGGTGCCGTATGCCGGATTACCCACCTTTTGCCCCTGTGGTATATTTAGCGCATTGAGGAAATCCTGGATTACTAGTTTCTCATCTACCAGAGTGGTCTTTTTGCCATAGATTATAGGCGCTACAACACTACCAGTACCACCAGCGGGACCTGGTTGAAGATAAGTTGAACGCGGTTTGTTGGCGTTGATTGTAGAAAATCCAATAAATGTAGGCATATGGTATTTATGCTGCTCGTAAACCAGCAACCTTCTTCTCAAGGGCAGTTAGTTTTGCCATTTCTGCTAACCAAGTTTCTTTAGCACATTCAATCTGTGCATCTCCTTGTGGGAGTTCGTTCTTTGCCTTCTCGTATGCCGCAAGAGCATTACGCATCACCACGGACTGAGCAAAAGAATCATCAGTTGCCTGGGCAATGAGTTCTTTGTTCTCGTTATACTTCTTGGTTTCCTCGTCTGACGGCATTTTCATGAACGTAGCCGGATTACCAGAGTAGTTAGGCACCTGAATACCCGGACCTAACTGACCTCCCATAGCGGCTGCTATGGCTCCCCTAGTTGTCACGGTATCAAATGCAGTCACAGGTAGCCCAATTGAACCCGAACTCCCAAATGATGCCGTTAACGCTGTCATGGCTGAGGCTGACATACCTTGTGGCAGACCCTGAGATAGGTTAGGAAGAGACGGTAAAGAAAACTTACCTGTTAGTGCCGTTGCTGATAATGTGCTTCCACTTGCCTTAACACTAGCCAACAGGCTAGCTGTCGCTGCAGGATTACCAATGGCAGCAGTTATTCCGGCTGTTCCTGGTATTTTATTAAGAGCACCAGTGGCATTATTAACTACAGTGGATATAGCTTGCTGCCCACCGGGGATAACATTTACTCCACTGGCGATTCCCGAAGCGAATGAAGCGGCTGATTTTACCGCACTAGCAACTCCGCCAACTGTGGTATCAGTCTCTTTCACTACCTTTTCGGCCGCTACTTTTTCTAGATCCTGGACTACCCCCGGTTTAAACTCTCCCCACCCATTTAAAATTGATGAAAATGCTGCCCCAGTTACTCCTTTTTTCAGATCAATCGTTGGGACAGCCGGAAGACTAGGAATACTCGGTAATACTGGCAACCCTGGTAGAGTCGGTAATCCTGGCAGGGATGGTAACCCCGGAAGAGATGGAACTTTTGGCAAAGAGTTAAGGGCGCCAACTCCTGCCGCAATAGAACTTACACCACCTGTGGCAAGTGCGGCTACACTGCTTGCGTATGAGCCAGAAGAAATGGCAGTTGCTGCGCTACCGACTAATGAGTTAAGTGTTGGCATTAGATCCTCCTAGAGTTCTTGACGAAATCAACAGTGGCAGCAACACCAACGGTGGCACCGGACATTACCAATCCGGATATTTGTGTCGGATCCTCTTTCCCGGTTAGTACACCGGCAGCGGCAAGCGCCGACTGTGACTGCCTAAGGTTTGCCACCATAACCATCGTTTGTGCCGATATACTATTGACAAGAGCCGGAAGGGAATGCACCCCGCCTCTTCCCGTGAACAGATTAGGCGTCATCACTTTGTCAACCGCTTTTCCGGCATTCACCAACTTTATAATAAGAGCGGCTGATCCGAACTTTAGAATACCGGCATTTTCAAGTTGTGCCGGACTCAGTCCGAACTTACCAACTACTACGGTATATGGAGGTCGGCCTGATCCATTAAGAGATATGGTTTGATATCCCAGATTTTGCCAGTTTGGATACTGTGTAGTAAGCAATGGATTTTGCCCGATGATAGACGACACCGTTGCCACTAATGCTGATGTAGTATTTCGGTCAATTGAATTGCTCACTGGCTCCGCCGGCGGAGCAGTGGCAATTACAGCAGTTGTTACACGGGTCATAGACCTGCCGCCTTGTTCGCATCTACTGTCGCCGGAGATGGTTCACCGGGGAGAGAATCACCAGAACTGAAGTTAACTTTGACATCCACTCCCTGACCGGCGCTTGCCCATGGAGAATGAGCAGGTGCTCTGGATACGATACTCTTTAACTTACCTGGTGCCGCAGCAAATCCTTTGGCGTCATCGTATAGGGTGTCGGTATGGGCCAGTATTTTTATGGGTTTTACATCTTGTGGGACAAGTCCGGCGGCGCCAGTATTTAGATTGACATTAGAGCCGTTGATGTACGTAGTGGAATTACTAAGATATGATGCCTCGCCGGACGAGGCCATGCTCATTCCGGCTCCTACCTTGACTGTGTATTTCCCAATAGAATATAAGCTAAAGTCAGTACCTACTTTTTGTGTAGTTTCTTTTGTTGACTCAATCCTAATGCTTTCAGCAGATACGTTCAGCCCTTTAGCAGCATTTATGTTTATATTGTTGTCGGCATGAAGATTCAGATCACCCTGTGTTCTGATGTTGACGCTGTTGCTGGCATACATGTCAATGGTGCCTTCTTTACCAAGTTCAATCCAGGTCTGACCATTGGCATGAGCAATGAAAAGGCACTGTCCGTCATCACTCATCAATATTTGATGGCCAAGTGAGGTGCGTATTCTGATGAGTTGGTCTCGCCCCTGTACGTCGCCGTCGTCCATAACTAGAGTGTGTCCTGCCCGGCGAGAGACGACTGCAAGGTCGGAGTCAGGCGCAGTAGCAGCAGAACTTAGAATTGATTCATCAGTGAACCCACCTTGATAAATTGGTCTACCCGGGGTACTAACTCCCCAACCCACTCTTGACGGAGATTCGCGCTGAGATGAACTTCCGATTACACCACGAATCGGGTCTCTTATAAGTCCTTGTTGTGCAAGGGCAGCAGCAACATAACTATGAACTGGCTTTGGAGTTTTGAGGAACTCTGATGAATTTGCCTTGGACAAGTTATTGGTGTTCATGTTAGTCACTGGCAGCACTGTTGCTCCTCCGTAACTCTTTGCTTCACCTTGGTTCATAGTGACTTTAGTACTGCCACCGATAGCAGGAACCATATGTAGAGCCTCTGCCTCTGGAATACATCCGATGTAGTAACCATAGTTAGGGTCACCCTTAATGAAAAGACAGATTACTTGAGTTCCGATATCAGGAGGGCTGGTCCACATTCCATACGACACCGGATTCTTTTTATAGTCTCCATAGGAATCAGACGAGGATGGACCGGTTGCTTTTGTAAGTCCATAGAAAGGACTCATGTAACTCACTGGCGTCCATGATCTACTATCATTTGGATCTTTACCGCCGAATTCAGATAGATATACCCAGATTCTTCCTGCACGTATAGGATCAATATTGTCCTTGACAATACCGATCAGCGGGGCCATGCGTGGGTTTGCGCCGCCTGCTTCTGGTGTGAAGGCTTTCGGGACGCCTTGTGGTTTAATTAGATTAATTGCCATTCATTATGCTCCGGATGCTTTATCTGTTTGTGATAGTGCAGCATCATCGTCTGTAACTGGGCCGGTCGGCGTCGATACTGTTATCTGGGTTGCACCTAGTTTTCTATACTTTGCTGATGCATTGGGATTACCAAAGGCGGCGCCACCACCACCAAGGGCAATAGCCGATTCGGCTCCGCCGGCAGCAACCCATCCATTGGATGCCGCATTAGCTTGTTCAGCAGTGGCGCCACCTTGACCACCACGACCAGCACCAGGGCCAGTAGCACTAGGTGTAGTAACTGTAGCGTTGGGAAATGTATTAATTGCAGTGGTCAGATCCTGAGTGAATGACCCTTTGGCGAACGTGCTTACTACGCTTACCAGCAAGTAACTCATTGCCCCATTTAGTTTTTTGCGAACATCGTCCGGATATGGGAAAAATTCAATATTACCGTTAACTTTCAAAGTTCCCGTGCTGTTCATATAATCCTGCGCCTCCTTATATGAAACTTCAATGAACGGCTGTCCACCGGTTGGATTAAGGGTATAACCATCAGCAGTATAATAACCAGAGGACTGCGATGAGTCAGGCATCAGATAATCAGGGTCGCCTAGAATTTGTATCTTTGTTTTGGTGTAGGCATTAGGGTCTCTCAGCCTTGTTATAGTTGCATCTACGTTTACGGTTCCGACTCCCTCTCTGCCCTGTTGCTCCACGTTAGTTTTAAAGTTTGGGTTATTCGGTACACCATCTGTACCAGACCCCATATACATAGTGTTAAAATAAGCATAATCAAATTGCTGTTCAATTTTTATCACTTCAGAATTTTTTCCGGTTAGCCAATAGTCATACCTCTTGTATGCCCCGTAATATTTTTTAGGCGCTTCAGAGAATGAGGTTGCCGTTGCCGGAATGGAATACGGCCCGATAATGTAAGTTATTTTATAGGCGAAATCATTTTGTTGATCATTCCATCCGATTATCTCAACATCAGAACTGATATTAAACCACCTGTACTCTGCACTTGCAGTGACCGTTATAGCATTTTCAGTTTCATCATCTGGTTCTGGCTTGCTGGCCTGTATAATCTTTAAAGAATCCTCAACCCAAGAACTAAACTTCATAATCTGCGTTATTGCTGTGATAATAGAGGTTCCGCTTCTGATCATGACGTTCTTAACATTGACATTCAGTATGGCCTTTTGTGCTGCTTTTTCTGTGGAGCCCGACGAGTCGCTAATCGTGACCCCAGGTGAATTATCTTTAGAGGTGTCTGCTAAACTTTTTAGTCTGGCTTTTTTAAACGTTTCCTGATCAGTGTCACTACCGACCCACTTAACCTTATACACATTGGGGTAAGCCAATCGGGGTTTAGCAGCCTCGGACGCTTGATTCTTTACATCTACTGGCGGATGCGCCAGTTTTTTCTGAGCATCATTGATCTGTGTCAGCAACCCATGTATTCCTGGTGGATCATTATCTGAATCTATATCTCCACCAATGGCGTCAGCAACATACTCAGCAACAACCGTGATATCTTCGGCCACGGTTCCTCTATTAATACCAAACGAAGTCGTAGGTGCCAGTGTTGCTGCACTAATATCATACCTTGTTTCTCTGCCATCTAACTTGAACTTCAATGAGGTAATAATTATTTCATAGAAGTGATCAAACACTTCTCCTGATTCAGTAGTTAGTGCGTTTTGACTGGCAATGTCTGAACTGGTCATGACCTTACCATTGGAGTCATATCCTCTGAAACCAACTGACAGAATGAAGAACTGCCGTGTCGGATTAAATGTGGCAGTTGAGGTGCTATATCCTGGGATCGTTGAAACGCTACGGATTGTGTTCAGTGCCTGATTTAACTTGGTGATGAATGAGAACCCATACGGTTCAGTAATGCTAAATGATAAAGCAGTTGTTGTAGGGCTTGCTGCCGGAAGAACCGTGGTGATTTTTAGATTATCAATGAAGAAATCTAATTCAAATCCGTCTGCTCTTGTAGTTGGGACTGAGTTTGGTGTGCCGCCACTCTGGGCAATGATATATGCCCCGGGTGTCTTTGCGTTTATATTCTTTCTGCCAGATTGAACAAAGGCATTATATGCATCAGGTGACACCATGTATAAAGTCAGATGATAAGTAGAACTGGAGAAATTACTAAGGGGATTGTTTGGTCGTTTGGGCAACCTCTTGCCCACGATAGTCACAGGGGCAAACTCTGTTGTGCCAGTTACAGGTGTTACATTGGTGGTAAAGGCGCTCCCACCTTTATCCCCGCCTTTATCCCCGTCTGCTGCACCGATGATTTGATCAGGCATTTTAGAATCCTAATGCGGTCTGAAGTGTGGTAGCAGTGGGCAGATAAATGCCGACTCCGGTAACAAAATCAAAAAACGGATCTGCAAGCCTGTTCGGATTTCTGCTGCCAAACACCCACCAGAGCCTGGAATCTGTATATAGATCATACGCCAACAGATCAGGTCGCAGATTATAAACTGGAGTAATTTCCCAGTATACATCTCCTGGTTGGCTTGGGATCAGACGATTCTGCATGACATCTAAATAGTTGCCATTGGTTACATCAGTGAGATAATACGGACTTGTTGCTGGATATGACATTACCAAATACCTCCACCTTTACGTTTTGTGCCTTGTAGTAACTCACCTGTGGCATATTTCGTCAGGCTAAAGTTATTGCTGATGTCGCTTCGCGTTACGACTGGGTATGCTGTGATAGCTATTTGCATTTTAGTCGGGACATAAGTTGGCTTGGTGTAAGGAGTTGATGAACTAAACGCTGGTGGGGCCGAAAGCCCACCGGGTGTTAGCCCTGGACCAAGCCGGGTAGTTGATGCCGTAAGATTATTACCTTTAGCTTGTGATCCGATACTACCAACACCCGCCCTCACATAATCAACATCAGTTGGCAGGGTGTAGTTAAAAGATGTAATGACCAACGGGTGAGCATCAAATTGATATTCACCCAGACCTGATAGATAACATAGAGGCGGAGGGGTTCCATTCAATGGATCCTGATCGTTTCCATAGAACATCTTAGTCACTGATCTGAAAAAGTGAATTACTGCCAGCAGATAGTTTGCCTCAAATGTATCCTGAGCAGTAAATTCTGCTGTGATCGTCACAATATCTACACTACTTGAACCATATTGAAATATCTTATAGTTGGAATGGGTAAGGGTAGTCGGCTCGTAGTGAGCGGCGTACGCCACTGTAATATTAGGAGTATACGGGAAGATGACACCGTCAGTGGCAACTAGCGGTAACAGTATTCCTTCAGCGCCCTTCGCCTTATACAGATAGTTTGCACCTGGTGATAAACTCAGACGAACTCGCCAGTCTTCTTTTGCCTGGAAGTTAGTGGCATCTTGTGCGTTCGCAGTTTCCTGAGTTACTGCCTTTTCAGCAGTTAATCCGCGACGACTTTCTCTGAGTAATTCAGCTTCGGCTTCTCTAGCTGCCTGTTCATCTGCTGCTATCTGATCCGCTTCTATTTGATCAAGAGCCTGTTGATTCTCAGCATCTTTTTGATCTTGAACGTTATTGTATCCAGTACTAAAGGCATAATCTTGATCTGCTTCCTGTTGGGCTTGAATGGCGTCTGCCATCAAATCCGGTGGTGTCTCTAAATTTTGTTCTGATAGGGCAGCAACCTGATCGGCAATTACTGCATCAGCAGCGGCGTTTGCGGCGATTTGTTCATCAATTCCAGTTACGTCAATTGATTGTATAATACCAACGTTGGCTGCGGCCTCTGCTTCTCCGGCGTTTCCTTCATTTACTAATGGAACAACTTGAGCGGCAGCTATTTCGTTGGAATCCGGAGGTGTCGGTTGTCCTGAAGCCGGCTGTTCTGCTGGCGGGGCCGGTGAGGTTACTACTGGTGTGACTGGTGTTGTTACTGTAGTATTACTTTGACCCGGGGTAACAGTTGCCGGTGGGGTGTTTACTGCTGTAGTAGGAGCGCCCGATGATGCAGTTGCGGCCTGTGTATCGGCATTCTTTATAGTTGCCTGTAATGTTTGCACCTGTGATACTACTTGATTATAATTACCGGTTGCCTGACTAAAGGCTTCTTGGGCAGCATAATAGGTACTTCTTGCTGCTTGCCATTCAGTGTATCCGGGAGAGGAGGGGTCAACTCCATTTAATCCAGGAAACAAGGTCATCCAATAAGTTATTGAATATTGACTTTTTGTTTTTGTTACAGCAAACTGGGCAGCAGTAACGTCAGCCAGTGCTGCATTTTGTGCCGCAATTGCGGCAGGCAACTGCGCTGCGGCATTACTTGATACTTGTTGCCATTCTGCTGCTGTTGTTGGGTCTGCCATGATAGTGTTTCCTATTAGTATTTATCTGTGAAAAATCCCACCTTTTTTACTAATATACTTGTTTTCTGCCATTGAATATGTTATAATTACAGAGCATAACAATAAGATAAGGAAAACTATGTCACTACTACCAGCCCCGAGGAAGCCAGTCAATTATCTGAACAATAGAGACATTCTGAAAGAAATACATACCAGTAAAAATACCTACTGTCATTTCACGGACCCGGAAGTCCATCGGTACGATATGATTGTGGATATGCCCCAGGCGCCACTTGATGAAAGTTTGGCGTATGCGTTTCGTCCCGAAAGTATTCAGTTGGCCAAAGAAAATCGGGCAATCCGTCTGAGCCAGGAAGCCGGAGTCAAAGATTCGGTCAAGGCTGCTGATATCCTAACCACTGACTTAGTATTTAGGGTGATGACTTGGACCCATGTCCCAGTGGCACCAAAACAACCAAGGAAAACGGTAAAAAAGAAAACGGCCAAGGACATATTTGAGTTCGAGGAAGCCGATCCTGATGAGAAGTTTGCTGATCTGGAAGACAACGTGACCAAAGCAGAAGTAGATGACATGGTTCATGTAAAGGTAAACTTCCCACCGTTTCAACACTATAAAATTGACCCAAATAACACATTCTTCTGCGTTGGTAAGTCTCACTGGCAGGGTGATTTAGAAAGTGGTGTGTTCAATAAAGACCATGGGCAAGCCACTAACAAACTGGCGCGCATGTATATTATGATGTGTGAAAAGTATGCCATGAAGTATAACTGGCGCGGATATACTTATCGTGACGAGATGCAAAACTCAGCTATCCTTCAACTCACCTATGTTGGTCTCCGATTCAACGAAGCTAAATCCGCAAACCCGTTTGCGTTCTACACCGCAGTCATCACCAACTCATTCTGTCGTGTTCTTAACACTGAAAAACGAAATCAAAATATTCGGGACGACATACTAGAAATCAACGGCCTCAACCCAAGTTGGTCTCGGTCATCAATTAGTTCAACTCACTTTGACGAGTAATATATTTCCAGCCGCGCGTAGTTTTATACTTGCCATTGATTAGTCTACTTGCGCTTCCCTGGTCAACATCCTGGGTGGTGACGAACTCATATTGCGTCATTTGAACCGTTACTCCGGTTTCTATGTTGTGAAAAGTATGAATAGTAGGATCATACTTTGAGTTTTTTATGCCTTTGTTTCTACCAGTAAATGGATTTACATATCCCGGTTTAGAGATTCTATCCTTGGTATGACTTGAACCATCCGCTCGCTTTTGCCACGGATGTGTACCTTTCTCTAATCTATGTAGGTGATTCAATTTAGCGATTTCGGAAATTTGCTCTGTGGACCATTTCATTTTTGCTGCGATGCGGAGACATGCTGTCCAATCACCCTGTTTATGGTGAACATCGTAGTGATCTTGTATTGAAATGGCTATAAGATTTTCAGGATTATTGTTATGGCTATTACCATCCTTGTGGTGGATTTCATATTTTCGTCCCGAATCTTCTCTTGGGATTGGCCCATAATATTGCTCGTATAGTTTACGATAGTTAACTTTAGTGCGTCTTTGTTTATTATAAATAGTCATGCTGGTGCTCCTTTTTAGCGTTAGAGAGGGCGGAGGTCGTAACTCGTGGCTCTCACTACTATTTATCATTTTGCCCAAGCATATTGCTTTTGTCGCATCACCTGTAGTACAATAAGAAATGTCTAATCTATTCAAAAAAGCAGCGGTCCTAACGGATCTACATCTTGGTCTCAAGAGTAACAGTTTGGTTCACAACGAGGATTGCGTGAACTTCGTCACATGGTTTGTGGCTAAGGCCAAAGAAGAAAAGTGTGATACCGTTATTGTATGTGGAGACTGGCACAACCATCGTGCCAGCATCAACGTGCTGAGTTTACACTACTCCATGAAATGTCTGGAGATGCTGAATGCCAACTTCTCTCAGGTATTTTTCATCACAGGTAACCACGATCTTTACTATCGTGAGAAACGGGACATTCATTCGGTTGCTTGGGCAGGATACCTACCCAATGTAACTATTGTCAATGACCCGTTTACTGAAGGCAACGTCACTCTTTGCCCATGGATGGTCGGCGAAGATCATGCCGCAATCAAGAAGATCAAGTCCACATACACCTTTGGGCATTTTGAACTGCCCTACTTCCTGATGAATGCCCAGATTGAAATGCCCGATCATGGTCTGATCAGCCTGGATGATTTCGGGTCTACGGGCACCGTATTCAGTGGACATTTTCACAAACGACAGGCCAAGAAGAACATCTGGTACATCGGCAATGCTTTTCCGCATAACTATGCTGACGCCGGTGATGATGCCCGCGGTATGATGATACTGGCCTGGGGACAAACTCCCGAGTTCTATTCATGGCCTGGTCAACCCAAGTATCGTGTGCATAAACTGAGCGACATTCTGGAGAAGACCAAAGAGTTATTGCTGCCTGATTCGCATGTTCGTGTTCATCTAGACATTGACATTTCCTACGAGGAAGCGAACTTCATTCGGGAAACACTTATCCCTGATTATAATCTTCGGGAGATGGCACTGATTCCTATGCGAGTGGAGCAACAGGCCACTGGTGCTGAATCCGGAGAGATAAAGTTTGAATCGGTAGATCAAATAGTTTTGGATCAGATTAACTCTATTGAATCAAAGACTTACGACAAGAAAATTCTACTGGAAATCTACAACACTATATGATATTGCTCAAGGATATTACAATACGCAACTTTTTAAGCGTGGGGGCCTGCACTCAAGCAGTCAACTTTGACCGGACTGACCTGACACTGATTCTCGGAGAGAATCTTGATCTTGGTGGTGATGGCGCTCGTAACGGCACCGGAAAGACCTCGTTGATCCAAGGTCTTTCTTATGCCTTGTTCGGTGTGCCTATCAATAGCATCCGAAAAGACAACCTGGTCAATCGCACCAACGGCAAGAACATGCTGGTCACCCTGACTTTCAGTGTTGATGGAGTGGAGTACAAGATTGAGCGAGGACGCAAGCCTAATCTGTTGAAGTTCTACGTGAACAACACGCTACAGAAGCAACAGGATGATGCCCAAGGAGAGAACAAAGAAACTCAAGCAGCCATTGAGCGAGTAATCAACATGTCAGCAGACATGTTCAAGCACATCGTGGCACTGAATACCTACTCTGAACCGTTTCTTGCTCTGAAGAATAGTGATCAACGAGCAATCATTGAGCAACTACTTGGCATTACCATTCTGAGCGAGAAGGCCGAGAATGTAAAGGAACTGCTTACCACCAGTAAAGATGCCATACGAACCGAAGAGTTCCGTATTAAGGCAGTTGAAGAGGCTAACAAGCGTATCCTTGAACAGATTGAAGGGCTGAAACGCCGTCAACGACTATGGACAACTAAGAAAGATTCAGACCTTGCCGCCTATGTGGAATCGTATGATACTCTGTCCAAAATAGATATCGTGGCAGAACTACAAGCGCACAAAGACCTCGTGGTCTACAACAAGAACAAAGAAGTAAACCAGAACTACATGTCGTTGACTGCCCGCTCTACCGCATGGTTTGATAAGAATAAACGAGAAGGCGTGGAGTTGCAGAAGGCGTACGACAAAAAGAACTCCATTGATATCGTCAAGGAACTACAAAAGCACCGACAGGTCGCCGAGTACAACCAACGAGTCAAGGATAAGGCAACACAAGACGCTGATATCAAGCGGGCAACCGGTGATTGTGTCAGGCATGATAAGGAAATCAAAAAACTTGAAGCCGAAATCGCTCAACTTCACGAACACAAGTGTTATGCCTGTGGGCAGGAGTTACATGACGAGCAACACACCGTTGTCCTTGATGCGAAAGAAGAGGCGTTAGTTCTGGCAATAAGCAGCCACAACACTTCTCTTGACCTCCTCATTCATCTAAGAGAAAATAAGATTTCTCTTGGTAAGATGCCATCAACCCTATACAAGACAGAAGAAGAAGCGTTCAAACACTCCAGCGAACTGGAAAGCATCCGTCATAAGATCACAGACAAAGAAAACGAAGCTGATCCGTATGCCGAGCAAGCCAATGAACTGCTCAATAGTGTGACCACCTTATCCAAGCCACCAGTTACCGTTTATGACACCGAAGCGGAAGCGGTGACGCATAGTTCAACTATGGCCAATCTACTGACACAAATGGAAAGCAAAAGCGAAGAGGTTGATCCGTATGAGGAACAAATCGTTGATATGGAGCAGAAGGCTCTACAGGTAACGAACTTTGACATGATCAACTCACTGACAAAGACCATGGATCATCAGAAGTTCCTGTTGGAACTGCTCACCAGCAAGGATTCGTTTGTTCGTAAGAAGATCATTGATCAAAATCTGGCATTTTTGAATGCCAGGTTGACTCACTATCTTGATAAGATCGGTCTGCCACATCAGGTTGTCTTCCAAAACGACCTGAACGTGGAGATTACTGAGTTAGGGCGTGAACTTGACTTTGATAACCTGTCCCGTGGTGAGCGCAACAGGCTGATTCTTGGTTTGTCGTTTGCTTTCCGTGATGTTTGGGAAAACCTATACAAGCCGGTCAATACCCTGTTCATTGACGAGTTGATTGACTCCGGTCTTGATACCATGGGCGTAGAAAACGCCATTGCCATTCTCAAGGACATGAGCCGTCGTCGTCAGAAATCTATTTGGCTTGTCTCTCACAGAGAAGAACTTGCAGGGCGAGTACCGAGTGTTCTGAAGGTGGTTAAGACTGGGGGATTCACTGAATATTCCACAGCGACAGACACGGAGTAGTTGAAATATGGATTCACTTGTTATGGTATAAATAGTTATATGAATAACTATTATGTTTATATGTATACTAGATCCGTTGATTCTCCTACCGCTAAAGCAGGGACACCATATTATATCGGAAAGGGCAGAGGGAGGAGGCGGTTTGAAAAGCACTCTGTTACCATCCCAAATGATGAGCATAATGTAATAGTGTTTGAAAACTTACTTGAGATGGGAGCATTTATCATTGAGAGAACTCTCATCAGGTGGTATGGACGTAAGGACTTAACTTACACGGACAGACCACCTGGTATTCTACGAAATATGACTGATGGTGGTGACGGTGGGAGCGGCAGAAAAGATTCCGACGATACGAAACAGCGTCGAGGTAAGTCAAATACTGGAAAACGACGAACGATTGAGTCAAAGAATAAAATATCGGCGGCAGTTAAGGCGGCACGGATAAGATTGGGTAACTGGTGGATTGATAAAAAGCACTCGGATGACACGAAGCAGATAATGTCTGCCAAGAAGAAAGGCAAGTCTTACGAGGAAATTTTTGGACCGCGCGCGGCAGAAATGCGAGAGAGAAGAAGGATAGAATCATCTGGGATACCCAAGGGGCCGCAATGTCAGGTCATATGCCCGCATTGCGGCAAGGTGGGCGGGACCGGCATTATGAAACGCTGGCACGGCGATAGGTGTAAGTACAATACTTCTACGGAGATGGACTAATGGCTAAATATCTCACATGGATACAGGTCATTGGGAGTTCCCACACGTTTTTGAAATTGACGACTGGTTCGGTTTTCTTTACCGAATTACAGAGATAAGCACCGGCATGGAATACGTCGGCAAGAAGCAACTGCATCAGCATCTAAGAAAAACAGTCAAGGGCAGAAAAAATAAGAAGAAGGTGATCAAGGAGTCTGATTGGAAAACCTATATGGGTTCTTCAGTCAGACTCAACACCTCGATTGCCACTAATGGCAAAGACAACTATCGCTTTGAGATAATTTCCCTGCATAAGACACGCGCATCGCTCGTTTATGCGGAAGTAAAACTTCAAATTATGGAAGATGTTCTACGAACAAAACTACCTAACGGCACACGGAAAAGTTACAACGGCCTTATCTCAGGCATCAAGTTTCTTCCTCCAGAGGAAACGGCCGAAGAGGCAAAAATGAAAAGATAGTTACCCAAATACAGTATAATTTTCGTACGGAACGTGTTATACTTGCTAAATAAACAGACACCAGGTCAAATCAAATTCCCCGTCACTAGCCTGACACCAAACACTGGCACAAAGCCTTAGCCTAATTCGTCTAGTCGGGACGCCCGACTCTCCTTGAGGTTGTACAGATTGTGCTGTGCCGTCAGATACTGGAGTATAGCCTTGGTATTGCGCTAATAATACCAGGGGAATACCGACAGGGCTCTCACCATGGTAGAAATGTGAACCCTGAATGAGTCTGTGCCTACTTTGTCGTGATGGTACAGAACATGCGTTGCTGGGAGGTATGGTGAAGTTTAAGCCATATTGTCCCAACTACAGATCCATAACAACTTTACAGAGCAACCGGTAGCAGATAGTAGTAGACGCCTAATTATCTGGGATAGAGACAACAGAGGGGATAGGGTGAAACTTTCCATTTGGTAGTGCTAATTTAGCACTACCATGGCTCCAAGGTGAAGTGGATATCCGATAAGCAAATAGAGAAAAGAAAAGAGTAGAATAAAAAAGAATTAGAGTGATACCGAGCGAAGCGAAGGGATCAGATGTGCGTAGCACATCTCTAAAGAGAGCAAAATATAAATGACAAATAATGGAATGGAATACCAAAAGAAAAGACACCGAAGTGTCTAAAAGAATGGTAGTTTGCTTTCTTTCGTGGTCTTGAGGTTATCAGATATGATCTGATTTATTTGGTTTCGTTCCTCCATAGACATGTTCAACACATCCTCATAGGATACTCCACCCCGCATGTACCAAGAGCAAGTAAGAGCATTTTTCTTAATTGCAGTACACTCATCTTCCATATCATCTAATAGCTTCTGTACACCTTCGGGGTCAAGGTGCAGAAGCCTTACCCGAAAAAATCAGCGGCGTTTATTGAGAACGGCTGTGAGTATTCGTGACCGCAACTGATACATTTCACCGGAAGTGGTTTTACCTCAGACTTAGTTTTAAGACTGGTATTGTGTGATCTGATTGCTTCAAACATATTCTTGTCACAGTTCTTCAGGAAGTCAAGAATGAAGTCCTTCTGATCTACGAATGAACTGGGAGTTTTGATATATTCAATGGTCTTAGATAGCAGATTCATTGTGACATCAGTGATAGTTTTCAGAGCCTCACGCTGCTTAGTTGTCTTTTCAGTGAGATTTTCCAGCGTGTCAATTGCTGCAAACATCTTCTGTAGTTCAAACTGACCAAGACCCACTTCAGTCATTTCCTTGTAGGTCAGCGGACGTAGTTTAATCAGCAGATCATTCACAGCAAGTTCAGTGTCATAATCACCCGATTTGATTGAGGTTAATAGTCCTACAAGATTCACACCATATGTAGATGCTTCTTGGCAAGCCGGGCATGTCGTTTCAATTTCCATGTCATTGCCACCTGAGGCTGACTTGATTGCCAACAGCACAGTGTCAAGATCAACGCTGGATAGTCTCCACGGATCCTTGATATTCGGTACACAACTTGTGATAATTTCAACGATGGCACTGCCGTTGAATAACGCATCAGGCGTATTTACTGTGATTTCGTCAATGGCAGTCATCGGGAAGACCGGTAGTTCCCCTGCCTCTGGCACATCAATGACTCCTTCGGGATAATTTTTATACCCGCTTGGTAGTTTGATATAAATTGATGGGCGGCGAAAATATTGTCTTAGCGGATTGTTTTCAATCATTTTTGTTCCTTGGGTAAACAGTGATGTATTTAGTGTATGAAAAATAGGGTAAATTTAATGGTATTGTAAATGAATAAATACATGAAAGAGCCCAAATATGTCAACACCTGAAGAAGTACAAGAACAAATACTGGCATCCATACAGAGTATGGCTGATGCCATGTCAAACATCGTTCCTGCATTGACATCTATGGGAACACAAATTCAGCGACAAGCTGACATTACAAAAACCCAATACGATGAAGAAGTTATACGATTAGCGGACCTAAAAAAACAAGCAGACGAACGGAAAACGTTAGAGGGTGATCGACTCAAAGAAGAGGCTCTCAAAAACGGTCGGATAAAGGCATCGAGTGTAGAAGAGGCTCAGCGTAACAGGGAGCTAAGAAAACAATTCACGAATAGATTAGGGATTGAAGAGGAAATTAATCCTAGATTAAAGGCGGTTCTTGACAACCGATCCACCATTGAACAAAAATTAGTTGACGCTGCCAAACGTCAATATGGTGATGACGTTTTTATCTCTGCACAACGAAATAAGTTATACAGAGAACAAATAGCACAGTATAGCGCTGGGAATTTGGCATATGGCGGAGTTGTAACTCAGTTTAAAGACCTCAGCAAGGATCAGCAGAAAGCAATAGTAGACGCTGCCAAAACACAGAAAAAGTTAAAAGAAGAACAAGAAAAGTTCACACAAACTGTTCAAACGTTGGCAAACCCCGGTGAAACATTTAAAGGCATCACTGGCAAAGTTACATCATTATCAAGCGCATTAGAGTCTGGAAAAGATGGATTAATTAAAATGGCCGGCGGAGGGGTCGGGGCACAAATAGCATTTGAATCTATAGCAGTCGCCGGGAAGGCACTCGTTGCTTCCTTTATGTCAATGTCAACTGCTCTTTATGCTGGTCAGCGCGGAGCGGCAGTGGGAGTTAACGCAATGGCTGCTGCTGTAGGCAAGGTTACTCCACTTATGTATGGACTAGCCGGGGCACTATTTATTATGGGTGGTCCGATCCTTAAGATTCTAGGGGTTGCTGCCCTCGCTGCCACCGCCGCACTTGACCTGTATACTGAATCACAAAAAAAGGGAGCCGAACAGAACGATGCTCTATTCAAATCGTATAATGATCTGGCTCAAGCCGGTCTTGCCACAGCCGATGGATTAACCGGCTTGTTTGATATGACCCAAAAGTTGGGTCTAACTGTTAAGGAAATTGAAAAACTAGGTCCATTACTAAAGGAACATGCCAAAGATTTAGCATTGATGGGAGGAACTGCATCTGAAGGTGCTAAGGCATTCGCTAATGTTGCTACGGAGCTGAAGAGGGCTGATATAGGAGAACGATTAGAAAGATTAGGTATAACTTCAGACCAACAACGGGAGCATACACTAAGTTACATGGCACAGCAAACAAGAATGGGGACATTACTTAATAAGTCCCAAGCTGACCAAATTGCCGGTGCGAAAAATTATATGGAAGAACTGGATAAGATGGCGGCACTTACCGGAGCATCCAGAAAGGAACAAGAAGAAGCAAGAGAGGCCATGTTAGCGATTGATGCTGCTCGGGCAGGGTTAGATGAAGTTGCAGAACAAGCAAAGGCTGGTGTACCGGGTGCAGAGAAGCGATTACAAGAAATGCAAGCTGGTATAAAACTTGCTTCACTGCTCCAAACACAAGGGTTAAACGTATTGGCTAAAGGACAGGCCCAGCTTTCTGGATCTGAAGGAACTCCGACTACTGCTGAATCAACTGCTGCATTTCAAAGTTTAAGTGGCAGTCACCGTGCGATTAAAGAAGGAAAGGGTGATGCTGAGATAGCGTTAGCTGCTGGTGTCTCAATGGAACAGGCGTCTAAGTTAATGCGGACTAACGCAAAGTATAACGGGGAAACTAGTGCGTTTCTTGGTGACACGTATGCAAAGGGAAGAGATTTTCAAATAAAAATGTCTAAGGCAGCGGAGTTGATGAAAAAAACTCCAGGGATGGACATTGACGCAGCACTAAAGCAAACCCAACTTGCAAAAGAAAACACCCCGGAACCACAATTAGCTGCAAACGTGAGTGCAGGGAGAACGCAACAGGCTGCAGCCATGCTTCAGGACAGTGCAATTAAACACTTTGACCAATCAGCAATAATAAACAAAGCGGCCAGTGAGATGTTTGAATCAGCAGTTGTGTCCTTCAATAACACTGTTGGCGCAAAACTTCCGGTTGGTGGTACTCCGCAAGTAGGAACAAACCCAGGAAAGAAAGAAAACTCAACACCGGCTGCAACACCGATAGCATCAACTACTCCTGCTGTGTCACCAAAACCAACACCGGCTGCAACACCGATAGCATCAACTACTCCTGCTGTGT